GTTTTAGTTAATTCTTTTTCTGTTTTTACAATTTCATTATTTAATGAATCTATAACTTTTTGTTGTTTACCTAAATCAATAGTTAATGTATCTTGTATATTTTTTAACCTATCAATTTCTTTCTGTAATTCTTCTATTTTTTGTTTATATTTGCTATAGTCGGGGGTTGGGGAAGGATGGATTTTAACATATATCAAAAATAACAACAATAGTAAAAGTATCCCACCTATGATTAGATGGGATAACTTTAATTGATATGTTTTATCTTTCATTTTATCCGATTATACCTTTTAGCATACTATCTAAATCTAATCCTTTAGCTTTAAAAAGTCTTTTTACATCTGTAGATTGATATGCTTTGCGTAAAAGTGTTCTATCATCAGGTTTTTCTTCACCATCTTCAATTCTTTTTATTTTAGCTGTAATACCTTTTAATGCTGTTTCAAATTGGGTTTCTTCTTCTGGGGATAATTTTTTAGAGTAGGCTATTTTACCTAGTTCTTTTGCAGTTGGATCACTACCTATATTTTGTGTTGCTTCTTTATCTTCACTATCTACATCTGAATATGACACATCATCAAACCCATCATCGCCTTTTGTGCGAGTAGCTACTCTTGTTTTAGGTTCACCTGCTGGGCTTTCTTTTTTATCTGTAGAAGATGGCTTTTCTGGTTTGTTTGGGTTAGATGGTCTTCCTTGTGGTTTATCTGTTACTTTTTTCTTGGTTACTCCTGTTACAGATTCACCTTTTTCTAAAACACCTACATCAACTAATGCACCTATTAAAGGGTTAATTTCTTGTTGTCTAACACCCATTTCATCAGAAATATCTCGAATACGAGTTTTTAATCCTTTTGAAGTTCTATTATCTAAAATTTCTAAAGCTTTAGATAATTTTTGTTCACCTTTTTTAGTTGAATCTTTGATTTTGGATTGAATTCTTTCTTTTTCTTTTGGATTAGCTATTACTATATTCCAAGCCATTTCATTTAATTGATCTTCTTCAAGTTCCACAGTACCTCCAGATTGTAATTCCTTTTCAGCATCCATTTTACCAGTGGAACTTAAAGTACTATATGATGGGTCTTTTTTCAAATTTGGAATAGCTTTTTTTCCTGCATATGATGTTTCACCTAAAGCAGCTGAAATTTCTTCACGTATAATTTCAAGTAAACGGGATGTTTTCATTATTTAATTTTATTTATAAATATTAGAAACCTATTACTTGTTTAATTTTCTGTATTCTTTCCTCAGTACTACCCGATAATTCAGTGTAGTTTTTAAGTTTATTTCTATGTTTGATGATTAGCTTTTGTATTTCTTTATCAATTTCATTTCTATAATCAACATCTACAACACGTACTCCATTGTCTTCAAGTTCAACACCTTCAGGTAAAACATAGAATACATAATCATACTCGCGAAGCAAATGTGATACAACATCATTAAAATCATCTGCTATAAAATACGGAATCGATTTAGCTAAACGTGTAAACGCCATAACATCAATTACAGTTCTATCTGTAATCATATTTTCAAACATAAGTTCACTAGCACGTTCAGCCATAAACACTATTTGACCTTTTAATGTTGAATCTATGTTTAATGGTATGCCTAAATCACGTAAATATTTTGAACGTTCTGTTTTAAATTCATACCCTGCAAATTCAGGTAATTCTTTTAATGCATTAACTAATGTTGTTTTACCAACTGAAATTGTTCCACAAAAACCTATTTTCATAACTTTTTATTTAATTAAATTTTCTGCTACATAAATTGCTTGTGCACCTGATACTGTAATACCTCTTGCACTTAAAGCATCACCTACAAAATGTACGTTAGGATACTTTGTTAAACTAAGATCTTTATAGTTTACTAACGGTTCAGGTGACAAATATTTTACTTCAGGAATATAGATCCCCCAATCATCTCCAAGTGTAGGAAATACTTTTTTCATATCTTCAATAAAATCTTCTATATATTGAAAATAACCACCCATTATTTCTCTTACTCCATCTAAAAATTCAATTTGGTAAGATGTTACTTTAGTTCCTTCAGATGTAGTTGATGGAATACGAGATGGACTATAATATAAACCAGTTCCATTTGATTGTAATTTATTTACTACATCACGTGACCAAGTAAATGGATCTTCAATACCATTAATTTCCATCAAGATACCAAAGTTAGTCATGTTATTTCTATATGCTTCGTCTTTCTTAGCATGTCCATTATAACTGTGATCACCATATGTTTCTTCTACAGCAACATAAGCTGCGTTATTGTTTGTACAAAATGAACGCAATGATACTCCTTCATCATCAAATTTTCTATATAACTTAAAGTCATATGAAATGTCAATTAGTTTTTGGAAGTGTTTTTGTGGTGCTTCAAATCGAACACCAATTTGAACTGATTTAGGTTCATCTGGAAGTTGGTATTTGTTTGCTAGTTGTTGGGCAAAGTCAATACCTGATTTGCCTACTGCAAATATGAGTTCATCATATTCAACTGTTAAACCGGAAACTTTATCTAATGTTTGATAAAATAAAGTACTATTGTTAAAGTTAATCCAATCAACTTTTTCTTCCCATAAGAATTTAACACCTTTCTCAACCAAATAATCGTACCAATTTTTAGCAATTTCAGATAAATAATCTGTTCCTACATGCCATACAGGGAATAAACGTAAACCGAAATATGGTTTAATAAATTCAGGTTCCTCTTGTGGATTAGAACATTGAACTTCCTCTGGTTTAGGGTGAAAACGTTTAAAATTGGTAATTACCTGGTTCATTAATTCTATTGCTTTATCCTCACCACAATATTTAGATAACTGTCCTCCAATTGCAGTATGGTAAGTTAATTTGCCATCACTCCATCCTCCAGCACCTAAAAATCCTGTCATTACTTCTTCAGGTTTACGTTTGTATGGATCTTTACCCATATCAATTATAGTGATAAGGTTTCCAGGATAACCATTATCTACTAATTTTGTTGCAGCATTCACACCTGCTACTCCAGCTCCTACTATTACAATTTTTTTATCCATTCTGGTTTGTTGTTTAATTTTTTCCAATCTAATTTTTTAATTGCTACTTTATCGTTAATATAAAAATTTTTATATGCTTCTACAACATTTTCCAATTTAAATTCATCAGGCATACACATTGGGGGATCCATAAATCCATTATCAGGAATGTTAGGTTCGTTGTCTTGAAGCCATTCAAGTACATCTTTTGTTTTATGTTTTTTACCATATCGTTTTTCAAATTCGTCACATATTTCTAATCCATGTTTAACTAGCCATCTATAATGTTGTATTGATTCTCTTACCCATTTTGTTGAAGGGTGATTTGTATGAGATTGTTTGTATGGTGCTGTTGAACCGTTTACCCAATGAGCAACACAACACATTTGTGCACATTCAATTTGCATTTTTCTAATATGATCATCTGCTAATTCACGAGCAGCAATAATCGGATCTTCATTAATGTAAAATATATTCATAACTTTTATTACTTTAAATATACAAAAAAAAGAAGCCCAATCCAAAGATTGGGCTATAATTTTTATATTTTTTTATTAAATTTATTAATCTAACCCAGATGTTCTACCAGCGGATGTTTCACGATCTATCCAAGACTGTTTACCTTGGATGTAGTTTTCTTTAGCTTTTTCAAAATTTTTATCATTAATTTTAATTTTATTATACCATGTTTCTGATGGGTCTAAAGTTACAGGAGCATTTAGTATGTTAACTCCAAGTTTGTTGATTAAATTTTTTTTATATGATTCAAAACGATTGTCAAAAGATTTATTATTTAAATCAAGTTTAAGCATTGAATCTTGTAGTTGAGGTAAATGAATATCTAATCGGCTATTAATACCTTTCATTTGAGAAGGAGAAGCTACTAAAGCTAAATTATCCTTATTTAGATTTTTAAGTGGGATTACTTGACGTGTTTCACTTAACACTTTTTTAATTTCTTCTCTAATAAGTTCTTTTAGATTAAATTTTTTCACGATTTATGTATTTTTAGTTTTAATGTTCCTGTTCCTTTTATCACACGATGCCACTCGTGTCTTGGTATAAATATACGTTCTTTTAGGGAGGTAGGCAAGCAATTATCAAGTTGAAGTTTCCAATCTGTATCTTCTAAAATTTCAACTGTTCTATCTTCATTATCACGATGCCATAAAAGTTCAATTGGGTCTATATTTTCGTTAAACTCACGAATAATATATTTGTCTGTAACTTCTATGTCTTTATAAGGTTTCATTTATCCCATTCTATCAAATGAAGCATCAAATATTTTTATTTTACCATTATTATCAACTCCTACATTAGGTAACCAAATATCTATTGGTTTGTTTCCAAATACTTTTTTTAATCTAGTACAAAAATCTAAACATTTTTTTAATGTGTTATACACATCCATTCTATTTGATTCCTTTGCTTTTTGAAGAATTTGATTAAATGTTTCTAGATCATTTGGGTTTTGATTAGAGATCATCCTGTATATGTTACTAAGATAATCTTGTTCTCTCCATAGGTTTGTAGTTTCTAAAAAGTCATAAACATTCATTAATTCTTTACCAGGAGAATCAAGCTTATCCATGATAACATAATCTTTTGTTAATTTATAGATGCGGGGGAATATATCTGGGTGTTGGTTGAATAAAGTATAGATTTCAATCTCATCTTGGGAGAATCCTTTTGGGTTGGTAGACTTTTTGATTATTTTATTTTTTCCAATATTATAAACATTTCCTTGATTTCCATACCCTATTCTTTTTTTAGGTTGGATTTGGATTTCTCTTAATATGTCTACAAGTTTAATCATTTGTCTGTAACTTCTATGTCTGTATAGGGTTTCATTTTCTTTTATCTACCCACCAAATACAAATATATTCTGTTGGTCCAGCAGGAATTTTACCATCACCATTCCAATCAATATAATATTGACCTTCACACAATTGTGTTTTTTTATTCCATTTAGCACAGTTAGCACACATAGCACCACCATTTGGAACAGATTTTGCAGGTTGAAAACCACTAGGAAACTGTAGTTTTGGTTGGCTTGCTTCTTTAAGTATGTCTATTAGTTTCATTTTGTTTTACCCCATTTAGTACCTTTACCAGGTGTTTTACATTGAGATGCTGTTGGGCGACATGCTGGATATTTGGAGCGTTTTTCTCCTTCTTCACGTCCACATGCTTTATATCCTGTTATTTTACCATCTTTTCTGATTGGTGCATTACAGTCAACCCATCCACCTTTTTTACCAGGTGTTCCTTTACGTGCAAACCATTTGTGTAAAGATTCGTCTTCCTGGATAATTTCTAAAATAACTTCTTTTAAACCTTTCCAAATGGTTCCTTGACGGCATTTTACAACAGCACCAGATTTGTAAGCAGATGGTTTATCGTATTTGCGATCTGCAATACGAAGGCATCTGTCACGTTTTTTCTTTTCTTCTTGAATATTTTCTTTAGTTTTAATAAATGTTAGTATTTTAATAATATCATTTAATTTTTTTAGAAAAATTTCAAATTCTTGTGGGTTGTTCTTAATATATTCAGCCCCCAAATCAATAAAACCATTTATAGAATAATCAACTATAAGTGTATATTCTCGATAAAGATTAGGTTTTATATCTTTTATATCTAGTAAAAGAGTATCTATTTTATCTTGTAAAGGTTTTATTTGATCAAAATTGCTCATCTTCTATATTGAAGTCTTTTTTCATTTTCTCTATCAAATTTGAAAGATTCTGGTTGATTTTAGAGGCTTTTTTGTTTTTCTCCTCTAAAAGTTTTTGTTGAATAATTTCTTCTTTGATAAGTTGCTTTAATTCAGATTTTTTCATGATTATACATATTTCCAAAGATAACCAGATGATGATTTTTTATTACCTTTACAACATTGACATATATTTTCATTCCACCCATTTACAGCACGAGCAGCTTCTGTTATACTATTATATTGAGTGATATAGTTTCCTTGTTTATCATATTGAGCTACTGGTTTGCTTAGGTTTTTTATATGTTGTATTGATTTGGATTTTCCTTTTAAAGCTTTACTGATTTTATCTCCTGTATTGAGTTTTTGTCCTTTAGGGCCATGGGTATTTTTTAGTATGTATTCTATTTCATTGATTTGTAATTGTATTGGGTAATTTGGGGTATGATTTTTCCAAATAAAATTTGCTGATTTTTTGCTTTTACCTATTAAACATTGGCGAATACTTTCATTACTTACTGTAAGGTTTAAAGTAGTTAGTGCTTCATTTATATTATCCCACTCATTAATAAATTTTCCTGTTAAATCATATTGAAGAATTTTTTTACCTTTATTTTTGTTAGGGCTAATTCTTCCTTTATGAGCTTGAGAAATTAAAGGATTTTCATATCCTCCAATATTACCACATCCACCATTATTTTTATTTTCTAATTTAAAACCCCATTGTTTAAATAGTAAAATATAAAATTCTTCCCAGTACCTCCATTCTTTTGTTGGAATTTCGTCTATAACTTCTAAAATTACATCTTTCCCTAGTCTATTTTTATGGTGATATTTTCTATCTTTTTCAGATATAGTTTTTCCAATATAAAATGGGACATTGTTTCCTCTATGTAGATAATATATTTTTGTCATATTATATGTTTATTATACATATGACAAAATTAAGGCTTTTTACGGGAATTTAGAAAGTTTTTTCACCAAAAACCGCTAAAAGAACCTTTTAATCCTAAAAGTTTGGAAAATCTGGGGAGTCTACATGACCAGTATCGCGCGCTTGTTTTTGGTTCTCCCGTGCCACATTTATGACGTTTTGCAAATGCACGACGTGCTTCTGGGTTATTTATTTTAGCTGATAGGCCTGTAGTGTCTCCAAAAGATACTTTTTTAATTCCGCCTCCAGGTTTTCTAACGTAAACATAGAATTTTTTAGACCCACCGCGTTTTGGTTTTCCAATTGGTGGGTTTTTCTTTTTACCTTCAGCTTCTTCAAGTTCCTCATTTTCAAGTAAAAGTAGATCTAAAGGTACTTTAACACCTTCATATAAACCATAGTTACCTAAATCAGTTTCTTCTAAAATTTCTTTATCATCATCATTTACATGAATAATTTCACGTAAATACAAAGCACGAGCTTCTGCCCATAAATTAAGGAAAGATTCAGAACCATATCGGAACGTGTTTTCAGTAAGTGGCAATTTATTTACCACGTGATATCGCAAATTTTCCGATAATATTTCCCTTGGAGCTATATTTTCGTTTAAGATAACACCCGGGTTACCTACGTTTTCACAAGTGTTACAACCACAGCTACATTTTTCTTCTGTAACATGGTGATATACTTCTTGGATAAGTTGTTTGAGGCGAGTCTTGTTCATACTAATAAATATTATTTAGTCTTACTAATTCTCAATGATAAGGGAAGTAATTTTCCTTGAGTATTTCTAATAGCTACTAAATATTGAGACGGACCAAACGTTGGACTATCTGTATCTATTTTTAAAGCTAGTATTTTTGTAGTTGGTCCTGGGTATTTAACTTCTACATTGGTTATTTTACCAATAGCATTATACGCATCTTCAGCAGATAAAATAGGAACTACTTTTACTTCTCCGGGTTTAGTTTCTCTAACATAGTAGTAACCATAACCTATAGAGGAGGCTAATAGTTTAATAAACTTATCATTATCTATTTTTGTAGATGACCAATTATCTGATTCTCCTTCTTTGGTAATATATGAATTTAAACCATCAGCTAAACGTTGAGGGTCAATATTAAACATATCAAATAAAAGATCAATACTAGGAGAAACACCTTTTTTAGATGGATCATATATTACTTTATCACCTTCAGGAACAATAAAAGCAACATTAGGCCCACTATAAAGACCACTTCCTGCTTTATTTTTTAAAGAGATATAATATAAATTTCCACCATATTTGATAGTCATATCGGATATAGTAGAACCTATATCTTTAGGTCCTTCTAAAGATAAACTACGTTTTGTATCTGTGGCACCGGCAAATGATATATCGTCTGCTGAGAGTTTAGTGTTATCTATTTTTAAAGTAGAATATAGTGTTTTTAAATCATCTGAAAGGGTAGAGTTAGGTTCTCCAGCAGATGATTTGGCTTTTGCTACGAAATCTTGTTCGTATTTTTCTCCAGCATTACCACCACCACTCAAAATAATTCTAACAGGGCCAAATTTTTCAGAATCAAATTCGTACATATCAAATTTGCCTGATGGATTAGGTCCTGATTTAGGGCCATGGATAGTAAATTCATCAGCACCTAATATATTTTTAAATAGGGATTTTGTTTTTTCAGGATCAACCTTATTAGGATTTCCTAAACGATTTGCATCACTTTGAGGTTTAAAACCATAAGATGCATCAACATTATCTAAAAAATAAGCAACTGCCTTTTTAGTATTAGATGATATTTCTTTATCTGTAGCTTCAAATATCAAAATTTCTTCAGTTAAAATGGAAAAACTAAACGGGATATCAAGTTTTTTTAATTCATTTTCTAAAAGTAAAATATCCTGATTATTTTTCATATCAGGATATCCTTTAGGAAACTTATAAGCTATACTATATAAAAATTGTTCTAAAACGTCCATTATGCTTCAGGTGTTTCTGCTGGTGGGGTTTCTTCTGCTGGAGGTGTTGGTTCAGCTCCTGGAAGTTCTGTTTCAATTCCTCCACCTTCTGTTCCAGCTTCTTCTTTTGAACCATAACGTAAAATATTTGCTATAGATTGTGCTGCTCTTTCTTCTTCAGGTAAATTTAATAAATAGTATTTTTTACCTTCTACTTGAGCAATCCAACTGCGTTTGCCGTAAATCAAATAAAAATTTTGATTGTTTTTTAAATTTATTCTAAATGTAGTAGGACGTGGTGCAACCCAATCAATAGATTCTAAAAAGTTATCATACTCAAGAGTAAGTAAATCAACAATAACCTTTTTAAGCTCAGGAAATTTAGTTAACTCATCATACTCAATAGCTTCTTCAGGAGTAATTGTTGTAGCTGAGTAGATTTGTTTAGCTAAACCTTTGATTCTATTTTTTAGTTGGTCGCGAGTCATTATTTTCCTTTAAGTTTAGCTAAAATAGCTTCTTTAATTTTAGCTTTTGATCTTGCAATAGCGTACATTTCAGGATCATCTTTTTCAAATCCTGATTTTTTAAGGCCTTTAACTATTTTTTCCTCTTTTTTATTAAGTTTGCCTTCATCAATAGCACCTTCTTCAGAAGCTACATCTACCATAGCATCAACTTCTGGTTCTTTAAGTTCAAATTCAAGATAATGTTTTGCAGAAGATATTAAATTGTTAGCAGAAGTAATTTTTGCCTGCCACCAAGCAGGAAAATCTACTTTTTGAGGACCTTCAAATTTATCAACCATTTTATAAAGTTCCATAGCATATTTTCCAATTTGATAAAGCTCAGCTTTAATCATGTGGGGTTCATCATCTATATGACCTATGCTAATATCTTCGTCTAATTCACCTTGTTTTTTTAAAATGGATTTTTGTAACGCATCAGGTAAATTTTTACGTTTATCGTTAAATTTATCATCATATTTTGAAGTAAATGCTGTTGACTTTTTCTTTTCAGTTAAAGCATCAATAACCATTTCTCTTAATCTATTATTTTCCATTGTTGCATCAGGTTGTAGTTCTTTAGCTTTTTTTTTCTTCTGGTTAGCAACTGCGATGCTATAAGCATATAGCTCACCGTCGGCACCTTTTTCATTGTTAAGTTTTTCTAAACGACTACCAATGATAGACTTAAAGTTCTTCATTATTTCTTGAGAATCTTGAGAATTAAAGTCTTCCATATAAGTTATTTTTTAAACTTTGTCTTCTGCAGTTGAAGTCTTTTTAAATTCAGCTGCAAGTTTTTTAATGTTATTAGCTGCACTGCGTGCACGTCCACGAGCTGCTTTTGATGTTTTAGCATGCTCAGTTTCCATAATAACAATTTGTTCTTTAATTGCGTCTAAAAGTTCTGTTGTGTTCATAAATTTTATTATTTATAGATTATTAAATATTAGTCTTCTCCACTCCCAATATATTCGCTAACGAAAAATTTAAGCGTGTTTCCAACTTGTGTTTCAAGTTTTTCATTGTTCATTCCTTTAGCAATTTTAAAAGCTTTCATCAAAGCATCCATTAAATCACCTTCAGTACCTTCCATATCAGCAGCTACGTCTTCTAAACTACCTCCAGCAGCAGGTGTTTCTTCAGCAGGTACTTCTTCATCAGCAGGTATTTCTTCAGTTGTATCAGTTACTTCAACGTCTTCAACATCTTCATCTTTTTTCTTTTTAGCTTCTTCAAGTTCATCACTTGTAGGTTCATCTTCTAAACCTTGCATATGAGGAAAGTATCCTAATTCATCTCCATCACCATAATCATCATCTGGGTCTGGGTCATAGTCGTCAGGGTCACTAAGCTCAGCGATGACCATTTCACGAATTTTATTTCTTAATAATTCATTTTCATTAAGTGTTTTAAATGAAGGATTTAAATTTTCAAGAGCTTTACTTTCCTTTAAAAATTTTTTTAAGTCAAAATTGTCCATTTTATTTTTTGTTATTTGTGTATAAATATTCAGAAAGTAATGTTCCTATCGCTCCTACTTTTTGTCTTATAAAAGACCATTCATCTCTTACCATATGATGTGATTCTTTATAAGATACACCTAATACACCTATTAAATGGCTATCTAAACTATACACTCCAAGCATACAAATAGATTTTGTACCAAATTGGGTAGTTAAATATTCTAAACCAATAGTATCTTCTATCACGCTGATATCATCTATTGATATTTCATCATCGTTGTATATTTTTGAAAGTACTCTAGGAAATAAAGATACTGGGATATTTTGAAAGGTATGTTGAATTGGAGGTGTATTTGGGGATGTTTTTTCATAGAAAAAGGAAAATTTCTGAATTGATTTTCCTGTAGGATAAAAATGACCTCCATTATGAAATTGAGCTAACCATACTCTATCACATTTCAATTCATTCATTATTACTTCTAATTGCCCATCTATTAAAGTAGAAGTTTCAAGAGCTTCATGCATTGGAGTTTTTTTATTAGGTTTTTCCATCTTAAGTTTAACCCAATTAACTATAATAGGACCAATTACTGCGGTAATTAAAGCTACTAGTATTGTTAAAACAATATAAGATATACTAACAGTTGTTATCATTTTTTAAGGGAATTTAAATATTCTATTACTTCATTTAAAGATTGTTGAGCACGTTCTTTATCTATTCCACCAACCCATTTTTGTACTTCACCGTGTTCTGAAATAAAGCTATTAGCTTTATTATTTAGAATATTTTCAAACCAACTTTTATATTCTTCTATTTGCTGATCAATTTCAGCATTATGTGTTTTAATTCTATAGTCTTCCCATGTACCAAAAATTTTCATTTGGGTTTCTGTGGTTGCTCTACAGTCTAAACATTCGTTATATGCTTTAAAATAAAAAGGATCTAATTGTTTGTCCATTACTTGTTTGCATTTTGGACAAAATAAAGGAACTGCTGCTTTTTTAAAACTATCAAGTTTAGTAACATTTTCTTTTATACCATTTCGAATAGTCCAAGTTTTACCTCGTTCTTCCCAAACGTCACCTTCTTTATGATCTTCTTGGGTTTCACCTGTATAACCAATTCCCATTGTAGAACGATCACCGTATTTACCTTTAACAAGGTTACGAAGACGTTCTACATCTTTTTTTTGGAATTCTTTTTTTAAAACATTATTCGCCATTAATTTTGAATTTTTTTAAAATTGATAGTGTTTTAGTTGTATCTTTATGCAATATAGCTATACCCCCACTTGCTTTCCAAGCAGAAATATTTTTAAACATATCATCTATAAGTATGTGATTTGGGGCAGCAAATGTAGCTTTTTGAACAGCAGGTACAAAGATTTCTTTTCCTACATTAGTTAAATTTTTTGCAATCCACATTTTTTTACCTTGAATTGCTTGGTTTAATTCAGGATTAAGTCGTTGATCAGAAGGTAAATTTAAATCTACTGCAGGTGCTGAAAGAATATTTGGGGTATAGGGAGAAATAGCTTTCCATAATTCTCTTCCTCCAGGTTGCCATTCTAAATTTGCCCAATAATCTTTTTCTTGCAAACCTTTTTCTTTTAATTTAGTTCTAAATAAATTCCAAAAAAAACTAGATCCTTGGGTATTAGCTTCTGCTGTTGACATGTCTGTTAATTGTTCATAACCTAAATCAAAATTACATAATACGCCATCCATGTCACAATATATAGTGTATTTAGAATCAATATTTTCATTAAGTGATTGCATTGATTTTACACGTTCAAGTAATTTTTCGTCAAAATTAACTCCATGTCTATTTTTAAATTCTTTTACTAACTTGTCAGTAGGTAAACCTTTGTTTGTTAATAAAATATAAGCCCCTAAATCAGCATCCATTTCGTCATCTTCAGAATATGGTCCTGTATGTCCTAAAAGCAAATGCGCTATTTCATGGGCTTCAACAAATTTTAAATCATTAAAATTCAAGTCTGAATCTACAAAAGTTTCACCATCAATGATTATTGTTTTATCTTTTGGGTAATAAAAACCATACCCATATTCGTCAAATAGTGGTTCTAAATTTGGATAGTTTTCGTTTTCTTTAAAAACAACTAAAATATTTACGTCTGGTTTAAATGTGCTAGGATATGATAATTCATTGGTATTATCTTCTTCTAATAGTTTTTCTTTAAATTGAGATGGAAGTGATTTACCTTTAGTTATTGCTCCTAAAAAAGTTGTACCTGAAATTCCTAAAACAGGTAAAGTACTCATTTTAGCAATGTCTATTGTGTTACGTTTTAATTTGACTTTTTCTTCAGGGGTAAGAGAATTTTTATCTCTTAAATATTTTTTAAGTAATGGTCCAAATCCTTTTAAATCTTTTTTTTGAGATTTAAGAGCATCAAAAAAAGCTGTTGATTTTTCTTTTATTTTATCTAAAATATTTTCATTTAATTTTTGATCCCCAGTAATTGAATCTGTCCATCCTCTAAACATCATATTACCTTTTTCATATGCTTCTCTTTCTATTTCAGGTAAATTACCTTCTTCATTTGTATTTTGAGTTGTAATATTACCTAAACGATTTTCACAATTTTGCATATGATGAATCATTTCATGCGCATATGAACGCATAACATCTTTTGGATGGCGATCCATTGTATAAAGTACTATAATACGGTTATTCGGGTCGTAATATGCTGTTTTACCGAAGAAGTCTCTAGCATTTTCAATATCATCATTTACAAATTTTACTTTAGGTAAAGGACGAATATTCATGCCTTTATTTAACATAAATTTAGTAAGTGATTTGATTAATTTAGGGTAATCATGTTCACTTGGTTCAGCATATTTTACTTCATCAAGTGGTGTTTCAGCTAAAATAGACCAAATTTTATCTTTTTCTTCTTGTGAAAGTTGAGTTGGAAGATAAGATTGGAATCTTTCTTTTTCACCACCAATTAAAGCCGCACGTGTATTTGTACCACTAACTCTATCATCACCTTGTTCAGATTTAACTACTATTGTTTTAAAGTTAGGATATTTTCCTTCTAAACTATCAAAACGTTTTAAATCACCTAAATCCATTTCACCTCGAATACCTACTACTGGGTAGAAAAATGTATCTGGGTTGTTTTTAATCATAGAAGCAACATCCGAAATAGGGGATGAATTTTCTGCTATTTTAATTTCAACGTTAGATGGTAAGTATTTTTTGTAAATATCCCATATTTCTTTACTTTCCTCTTTAGAAACACCATCTCGGTTTTTATGACCAATTAAAACGATTACTTTTTCAAAATTAGGGTTTTTTGCTACTTCATCAACCAATGCAAAATGACCTACTGTAGGTGGTTTAAATCCACCAGGAATAAGAGCAATACCTTTTTGCCCTTCTGCCTCTAATATAGGTTGTATAAGTACTTTAACGAATGAATTCATTTACTTTATTTTTTGCTACATCTAACGTATCAAATTCACGTTCTATGTCTAAAAGAGATTGTATTTCTTGATTTGTTTTTTCTTTATCTGCTTTTGATTTAGCTGCTTCCTCAGGTGTTTTAGGTTTTCCTACAGGCATAGGAAATGCTTTAGTTATTGATTGTGTATCAAATGTAGGATCAGCATTTTCAGGATCATTGTTAATAACAACTATATTATTCCCAAATGCTTGTTTGTAAACATCAATATTTTTTACTACACCTTCCCAACTTTTTAACACAGCACTTGTAGGTAAACTTCTACCGCGTTCAGCATTACGTTTTAAAGAAGTCATAGGTGATACATAAAGTAAAATCATAAATGTATTATACCCCATTGTTTCTAAATCTACTTTTTTTTTAAGTAAAGGATTTGAAGCTGCTCCTGTACCATCAATTATAATATTTTCTAAAGATGCAAGTGCTTTAGCTTCTTTTTCTTTAGTTATTATTCTAGCTTTACCCATTAATTTAGCAGCTGAGGATAGTTCTTCAGGGGTCATTGAAGTAAAATCTTCTTTTCCAATAGAATTTTTAAGCAATTTTTCATAGATATCATCTACGTTTATAATTTTAAAATTTTGAAGATTTAATTGATTAAGTATAGTTGTTTTACCGGATCCAGCAGGACCTGCCATAAAAATAGCTTTAGGGTTTGTTTGGACCTCTTTTAATAATTGAATCAGACTTATCATACTTATACGTATTATAGTTCTCGCTTAGCTATTGTTCTAAATTCAGTAAATGTTGGTGAATGTGTTGGATTTTCTAAGTCAAATAAACGTTTTACTGTTTTAAAAATATCAATATTTTCTTCAAATGTACGGGATGATTCAACTACTTCCCACCCTTTACCTTGTATTTTACCAGCAGAAGCTTTACGTTTTGAAGATTTAAGCCATAAAATACCATAACGATCTATTTTTTTTCCAAAACATTCTTCATAACATTGACCATAAACTGCTGTTTGTAATTCATATGTTGTTTGAATTTGGTTAGATGTTTTTAAATCTAATAACCATAATTCACCATTAATTTCAACAATCAAATCGCACGTACCTGCTACTTTAAGTTCATCTGAAAATAAATGTACTTCGGTTTCAATTAAGGTTGGTTTATATAATTCCCAAAATTCAACAAAACGTAAAAACATTTGCCAAACATCAGGATTATATATTGGACGACCTCTATCATCTAAAAATTTTAATTCTTCCCCATTCAAATAAGCTTCACATAATTCGTGTACTTGAGTACCTTCTTCAGCTGCTTTTCTAACAATATAATCTGCTGAAAAACCTACTTGTTTTAGCCAATTTTCAAAATGTTTTCCTTTTGGGTAATAACCTAAAACATATGTTACTGAGGGGAAATATTTTCCATTTCTTCTGTAATAACGAGAATCGGGTAATGTTATTTGGGTTGCGTCGTCAGATATTTCAAGGATGCGGTCATAGGATTTTTTAATGTTCCTTTTTTTCATATTATAGATAATTTTTTTTCCATCAATTTATATTGTGTTAATGGAAAAACTGTTTGTACTAATTTAGTGAAGTTTTCAAAACCCATGTCACTAGGATCTTTTCCTTGGAGTTCTACCAAATAAACTTCCTTACCAATGTCTAAAAGCTGTTCACAAAAGCCAAGGGCTTTTGAAATAGCATCATTGTCTAGAGCAATATATATTTTTTGTACTTTAGAAGTAACTATTTTTTTCATTAAATTTGATTGAATGTTTTTACCAAATAATGGTACAACATTACGTTTTATAGCCATTGCATCAAATGGGCCTTCACATAATATAATAGGTAAATCCCAGTTAATAAACAATTCAAACGGTATAATATCGCGAGACGTTTCAGGGTTACGGTATTTAATGTAAGGATTTTTTTCAAATGATCTCGCGGTAAAATAATTTAATTTACCGTTGCTATCATATGATGGAATAATAACCATATTTTTATATTGACCTAAATCACAATATCCTATATTGTATTTTAAAATATCGTGTTTAGATACATTTCGTTTTTTAAGATATGCTAAAGCATGTTTTGCTACAATATCTTTATTGTTGATAAAGGTTTTAAATTCCTTTGGTAATTCAAGTAAAGTTTGTTTTATTTCTCCTATATCTTCTACAGAAACATTTTTTACAAGTTTACTTAGTTCCTGGAAATAAGAAGCATCAACTTGTATTTGTTTAAATAAACTTTTAATAGTTTTACCTTTTTTACCACACACCCAACAAGCCCATTGATTTACTCCTTCTTTGTTTTCGGTAAAATTAACTTCTAGTTTTGGTTTATGATGATGACAAAAGGGACAGGTATAGGATTGATTTCCTCTAGCGGTACGTTTTCCTGCTCCTAAAACAGAATTTACTAGATTAACTAATAATTCATTTACCATAAGTAAAAGATATAACCTATTTTTTAAATATCAAAGTCTTTTCTATAAAACTTGCCTAAAACATTATCATTAAAATATAGATCAGGTTCCTCTAACACTCTATGCATAAATAAAGCTTGTGTTTCATAATATGTTAAAAGTTTTTTAGAAGAAGCTAACGTTAAAATCTCACGTTTAAAATTTTCTTTTGGTTCTGTTTTTAACAGTTCAAGCAATATTTTATTTGATCCCCAATATTTTTTCCAATCAGATTTTGTTACTACAATTTTAAAAGATGGTTTTCTACCAACTACACCTTCATATGATTCAATATCTTTTTTAGTTAATTTTACTTTTTTATTGTGATAAAGTACTTTTTTACCAATATAAGATTTATTAGTTAGAGTATGGGTTATTTTATAAATAAAACCATAAGTGTTGGTTGGAAATTGAGAAATATCCTCAATTTCTTGTTTGTTATAAATCCAATTCATGATAACATGTCTAAATTGACTAGTATAGTTGTGTCTGTATCAGCTGAGGTAGGTAAAGGTTGGGCAAGTTTTCCTATAGCAATCAATTCATAATTATTATTATAAAGCCCTACTGTAGTTACATATGGTGAAAAATAAGAACCTGTTGCAAAATCATATAAAATTCCACTATTCATACTTCCAGAAACTGCTGAGGGGTTTTGGGTGAAGTTAAATTCATTTTCTCTTAAAGTACATTTATATTGTGTTTCATATATAGTAACTGTACTTGTAAATTGGATTGTTATATCTAGATTAATGATACTTGCTAAAAATGAATACGAAAGAGGAGAATTAGGACCAGTAAATATAATTAAACCATGTTCATAAATTATATCTCCATACTTTACAGAAGTATTTTTATTTATTAAATTTCCATTCCCATCATCAAAAAATAAAATTGATAAATTATAAATATTTATTGTAACACTTCCCGGCTGAATATATTCCCCATATAAATTTGAAGGTATAGTAATTACACCAATTTGTTCTCCGGATCCTGTAGGAAAATACCTACTTGCAGTTAAAGTTGTAGAAAGATAATTGTAGTAATTAGGTTCATATGCTGGTCCTGTTATGGTTCCGTCCATATTAAATGAAGCAGTGTTAGCAGGAGACCCATTGCTTCCTAAAATGTAATTTGAGTAGTAAAGTTCTTTAATTGAGCGATAAATTAAAATTTCATCTTGAATATTTATATGTCCTGTAGGATAAGAACCTGAAATCCAAAGGGATGAAGTGATATTTGTTCCAAAATATCTATCAATTTCTACATTTGATCCAGTAAGTTCATTTCCTTGAAAAGTAAACGATTTGTTTACCTTAAAAGGAGATACTAAAACATCTGAAGTTGTAAATGGTTTGAATACGCTCATTCATTCTTAGAAATCTAGTTTTACTCTAACAAGAGCTTCTTTTGTAAAGTCTTTTAACAATGGTCTTGACATTTTAGCTACTGCTAATAAATCATTACTATCATTATACATTCCAATAGTAGTAATATAAACTTGTGGTTGGTTGATAAAATTACTATAAATTACTTCACCAGTTGAACCTGAAATAAATGATGGGTTTTCTGAGTAGTTAAATTCACTATTACGTGCTCTAACAAATACATAATCAGAAGTAACTGTTTCTTCAGAATTTAAAGCAAATGAAGCACCTAATGAAATAGCATTAAATAATCTTTGATTGTTTAATCCATCTGAATTATTTGATCTACTTGGAGCAACTTGAATAGATTGTGAAAGTGCAGCTGGGTTTAACATTATAGTTCCTAAATCAGGGAATACTAGACCATATGAGCCTGAATTAGAAACATATCCACTATTTGCTACAGTTCCTGCTGTGCCGTTAGAACCGGAAATTAATTGGAATACTCTAGTAGATCCAAGAAATGTATTTACAAGAACATCTTGGGAATTATCTGTTAAATTAATAACACCACCAGATCCTGAAATTTGTAAATTTAAAGAACCAGGAAATAATGATTGTTTATAGTTAGCACGTTCAATAGATAAAATCCAAAAATTATTAGTAGTATATGTGTTATTACCTACTCCAAAGATAAAACTAGAATTTTCATCTTCTAAAATCATTGAACGATATTGTCCATAAATTGTTTTAGTATATGAATTTCCTGGAACAATTGGATTATACCATGTGCTACCACTTCCTAAAGCATCACCATAAGCAATATCAAATTGTACCTGAGCTGTAGAAAGGTTTGAAGCTGTTTGATATATACTCAAATAATAATTTCCAGATGATCCGGCTGCTTGAACAGATGAAGTATAAAAAGAGTTTAATGTTGGAGTTCCTGTTGACCAAAGAGTAGATGTAATTGAATCACTGCTTACCAAAAAATCTTCAGGATCGAATCTTTTAAATGCCATTGTTTATATTTTAAACGTTTGTTTTATTAATTGTAACTGGAATGGTTAAACGAGCACCACTATCTAAACCTACAACTGTTAATGTAGCTGATAATTGTGTATTTGAACCAAATAATGTATTAACTGTAGTTGCTCTTAAATTAATTTGAGAACCAATTACAGTTTGGGAAACATTTGTTCCAAGAGTTGTTGTTGATGTAACAGCAGCATTTGCTGAAGCAGCAGCAGCTGTATTAATTCCTACCCCTGTAAATGTACTCATTAAGCGAACATCTGAAATAGTAGCTGAGTATCCACTAGTTTCATATGCTTGAGCGTTTCCTAAATAATTTAATGTTTGAGGAGTAAGAGCTAATGATGCCCCTTGATTTAAGGTAATTGCAGAATATCCTAAATTAAGTACAGGTAATTTAGCTGTTCCACGAGGTAAAGTAGCTAATTTATACTTCATAATTTGTGTTTCAATAGGAAATGCCTCTAATAAAGGCATATTTTGAATAGCCTCACCATAAAATGAAGAACCTGAGGGGTGGGTTGGGTTGTATAAAGTGTAATCAATTTCATCATCTGCTAAAGCAAATTGTGTAATTCTAAACGAACCGTCATTTTTTGCTAAAAGCTCTCTACCTTTATTTGTTAAAATTGCGTCAACTGTTATGACTTGATTATTTAAATATCCCATGTTTTAGTATTGTTATAGGTGTATTATATGTAATAAATATTATGGTATCAACCCTTTCTGCGTAAGATCTAAAATAAATTGATCTACTGATTTATCTAGTTCAGGAACTATATATTCTGGTCTAACAATATAAGGGCCACTTGAATTTACAGGTTTATACCCTTCTATCAAAATTAAAGTAGCATCATCAATATATCTTCTAATTAAAAAATGATCTAAATTAAATGCTGAAGAAGAAGCAGAAACTGGTAGATCATAGTTAAAATGCACTTCAATAGATCCTGTTTGGGTAATACGGCCTGATCCGCTGTCACTAGGGGCAAATATTTTTCCTACTTGATATACAAAATCTTCTCTGCCCTCAAACCTAAATTCATCAGCATATTTTATTGACCAAGGTAATACTACAGGGTTAAAGCCAGAACCTGTTATATTTGTCATTTTAACATTAGGATCTCCATACAAATTTACTAAAGTTGAATTTGATGAAGTTATAACATTTGGATAAGTTGTTTTATTTGGCCACCCCCAAATTGAATTAACTCCAGAAGATGTTACAGGAGATGTATATGCTGGGTATTGAGATATTTTTAATTGATTGAATCCATTAAGATCTAAGGAAGCGATTCCATTAGAATTAGTTCTAGTTAAATCTACATAAATTGAGATTAAATCTCCTTGAACAAATGTTCCGGCATTTAATGTTATTGGTGTTGGAAAAGTATATGTAACTTGTGAAATATCATATTGATCATCTACTGTTACATTTGGAAATGTATTATGATATATAGGGGTAGAATTTTTATAGACAAATAATGTAGGAGTAAACGTACATGACCCTTGATTTTGGGAGCTCCATTGAAATTTAATAGGTAAAAATACTTGAACATTTAAATCAACACCATCTTGTACAGCACCTAAAGAAATAGGATAAGAATTACTACTTAAATTTATTCCTGAAATTGTATTATTAAATAATATTTGAGTAGCGCCTGTAAATGAAAAGGTTTGATTATTATTTTTATTATATAAAGCGGTATAATTTCCTACTACTCCTACATTAGAAGCAATAGTATCTTCAAAACTCATAGTAGTATTCCAACTAGCAGGAGAATGTCCGTATTGAGTATATAAAATAGGTTCAATACGAGTACCACCTCTAATGATATTTCTATATTGTTGAGGATTTCCAGCTGCAACTGTTTTTGGTGATATAATTAATTTTTCACCTGATTCGAATGTTCCTTTATTATCATATAATGAATTTTTTGATGTATTAGGAATAACAACAGTTCCATCAGATTTAATTAAATATAAAATATGTATTCCTGAGGCGTTCATCCTTTCAGGGGGCCATCCTCCAATCCAATCACAATAAGCAACCATAGTTTTTAAACTATCTACTGTTGGGATTTTACCATATGTTCCAACATCATTAGGACTCCAAACGTTTAATTGTTGAGAAGTTGATTTTACGCCATCATAACGTGGGTTAATAACACGTTTTGATGTATAATTTGAATCTTGAACAGCTGCTTTAATTGCACTTCCACTAATTAATTGGATGAAATTAGTTGGAGTTAAAATCCCAGAATTATATGAAACTTCTTCATATATAGTACTTAAACGTTCATCTTCAATACTATTCATTATTGGATTGAAATTACTATAATAGTAATTTGGTTCTGTAACATATGGTTCAAAAATTACAGATTCACAGTTTGAAGCACTTACTGCTCTACTTTGGGTAAGAAGTAAACTACCACTTGCAAATAAAGGAGAACCTATTCCTTTAGTAGCACTTAAATAAATTTGATCCCCTTGTAATCCATAATATGAAGAAGAAATTGAATAAGGAAATCCAGCAGAAATATTAATAGATGCTAAAGTAGTAGTATTTCCTTGTCTTAAAAGATCTATTCTAAATTTACCAGTACCAGTACCTCCAATAGAAACAGATCCTGTTATTGATAAAGGGGTATTTGGGGTATTTCCTAAAGTATAAATCCCTGTAGTGCTATTAAAATATCCTAAAGTATTTCCAGATACACTACTGTATCCTGTAAATGTAGTAGGGACTGTAGTGGAAGAAGGGATAAATAATCCCGCATTAAAAGCAGAAACTGTGTAATCTAGTATTTGGTTTGGATACCAAGAGGATACATAAGAAATAGTTTGATTTAAATATTTTGCAGATTCTACTTTATAAAGATAATAATTAGATTGTTCATTTAATATAGTAACATTATATTGAATCCATACTTTATTTGAAAGTGGAGAAATTGGGGTGTTAATTAAGATAGAATCTAACTGTCCTAAAACAGTAGTGTTATTATCTCCATTACAATCAATTTTTGCAATTTTTAAATATTTATGAGAACCTACTATACTACCCAAAGTAGTTCCAAAAAATTGTTCAAAAAATAATATTTCACCATTTTGGGGTGAAGTAACATTATTTAAATAAAAACCTTCAAATATATTGCTTTCGTTAGATCCAGTACCATAGTAATATACTTGTTTATATGCAAAAGATTCATTTTGTAATGGGTATGGAGTATGTAAACTTTGAGTAGTTACTGTTAAAACAGATCCACTAAATTCACCATTATAAAATTCATCTTGAGTACTATGTAATCTAAGTACTGATCCTGATATAGTAGGGATAGTTTCAAGCCAACTTTGGGTTAAAAAGTATATATTATTCGGTCCGGTGCCATTTGCTCCATAAGGAGAAGTTAAAACACTATTATATGGGTTAAATATTCCTGCAGGTCCTCCACTAAAATTTTCAACTGTTCCAAGTTGATAATTGTTCCAACTTGGAGTTAAAGTTCCAGAAACTACAATATTTTGAAAAGTAAATGGAATATTGTTTTGAGAACCACTAGTAGTATATGCTATAGTTGAATAATTATCTACTTGTGGTTCAGGGTATCTATTTCTTTCAAGAATATGTTGTTTAATTACAATACCAGAAGCAAGACTTGTACGTGCAGGTACAAAATCTTTTATCATTTTAAATAGCGAGTTATCAAAAAATTTAATTAAACGTATGTAATCATTTAAATCATAATTTTTAGTATATTTTTCAAAATATTCATTTCGTAAAGTATCTAATTCAGAATATGATAAAGCTGAGGAAGATCTAAATCTTGGATCACCTATATAATCTCCAATATTAAATGCTTTTAATTGGTCCATTATATCCTCATCTATTTCATTTTGAGGGACAAATGCTACTTCAAGATAATTATTATTTGGAGTATAACTTTGACTAATTTCTACATTTTGAGCTAAAGATCTAAATGCGGATAAAGTATCTCCTGAGGGGAGAGTATCATTTTCTAATCTAATTTTATTAGAAACTGCATTTTTAATACCTACTATGGGTTGAGTATAAAAGAAATATTCTGTATTAGGAATAAATTTAGGTGGAAAATGAAAACTAAAATTATTTTCTCCTAATGTTGGGGGGAAGGAACTAGTTAAAGACCAAGATCCTGTTACTTTAGGATGAATAGAAGTTGAACCCGTATATAATTCACCTCCTAAAGAAGCTCTAAACATTAATTCAGATGGAGGAGAATTATTTGGATCTGTATTGATAGGATATGAAGCATATGTTCCTTCAGTTGAATGAGGATTCATAATATAATCAAAAAAAACATATTCATCTAATACAGATGAATAATATCTTATTTCTTGTAAAGATCCTGAAAATGGGGTATATGATTTAGATCCGTATACATTTCCTCGAGCAAAATATGATAGTATACTATTTTTCCAAGCATTATCATTTTCAATTACTATAGAAGAAGAATAAAATCCGTATTTAACCCCATTATCTCCTCCTTCGTAAATTTTATTCCCAGCATGTAATTGAAAAATACCATGACCTTCATCTAAAGTCCTAGTTACCATTACTGGCCACCAACCCCCATCAAAAAATGGTAAATATACACTAGCAAATGAATTTGGATAATTTGTTATGTCTGGGTAGAATATCAAATTTGCATATTGGTAATATGGATCAATTATTGAACCTGAATAAGAACCACTAGTATATCCTGATCCTGTATATTCTAATACTATAGTTGAAGTCAAGTCATTAAACCATAAGCTTTGAGAATATGGAATAGATCCTGTGGGTAACCCATTTGTTCTAAATCTAAATTGGAGTGTATTTGGAACATTATCAAAAGAATTCCAATCAGTATTTACTGACCAGGATGATGAAATATAATTACTTCCTGTAGTATAAAAGGCATAATTGAAAGTATCTTGCCAATAGTCCCAATCGTTATAATTTACTTTATCTTTACCTCCATATTCATTTATTCTTAACACAGTATCAGGAATACCATATGAAGCAATCAAGGTACGTAAACCAGGTAAAGTGCCTTTTGATTTAAGTAAATATGGTAAATTATGATAAATTCGTTTGTATAACGACTTATTTACATCATCTAACGGCATGTAATCGTTAGAAGCAGATATTAAAGTATCAATATATTCAAATCCACTAGGTGTTGGAAGTGAACCTGTAATATTTGGAAATGGGAATAATCCACCTTCAGGAGTTAAACCTATAAATGCAGTATATAAATCCTGGATAGAAAAGTTATTTTGATATAATTTAATTCCAAAGTCACGTATTGCATCTGCTACTATATCCTTTGAAATACCATACTCTAAACGGTTATCTGCACTATATTTTTCAGTAACATCTTTATAATAAATCCAAATATTATCATAAAATTGACCCATCATTTCTATAAATAATTCATACTGTTGGTTAGCTGAATCATATCTTAAATATTCTGGGATTGAGTATAATAGGTTATTTTGATTGGTATTATCAAAAATAGATGCTGAAAGGTTTATCCCTCCATAATAAGGGGAAGTTTCATTTGAACTACCAAACCAACTTAATACTTGGGGGCTATTAATCGGATATAATTGATAAGAAGGTTGATTATTTAATTTAGGCCAAGCCCATGAACCACTTGAATAATATAAATAATATTCATAACCATCAAAATTAGTTATTATATTGTTTATATATGATTCATATATTGCTATACTAGTATTCGGATTATTGTTTGTAGTATTATTTAATATTGCTATAGAAGATGAATATTCTTCAAGTAAACTTACTTTATAATAAAAATTTTCTAAACGGGTTTGAGCCGAACTAAAATGTATAAAATTAGAAAAGTTTGTATAATCAACATTAATATCAATTTCTTTTTCCTCTAATAAACTACTTAATTGGTTGAATGAACTAGTTAAAGTGGTAGTAGTTAAAGTAGCATAATCTAAAGATATTGTTGAATTATTAACTTGATCTTTTAAATCTAAGTTAAAATTAGGTCCTTTAACATTGACTGTATCTGTAATAATAATAGGAAGATCTTCAAATGCTACTTGATATGCTAACGGTTCATCTACAGATGTTACAATCCATAGTTGGGAATTTAAGTTAAATTGTTCTGGGAGTGATTCGTATAATTTAACTAATATTGAAATATTAGTGGGGTCAGTGTTATCTAACTGGATGTTGTTAGCTATTGCTAATTCATTTTCTCCAAAATTCAAATAAAAATCTACAAAGTAAGGGCTATTTTCTCTTTGTTGAATAAAATTATTTGTTTGTTCAATTAAATCTAAATCTGTTAAAGAAGTACTATCTACTCTAAGTTCAGTTCTATCAGAAGATATTTCAGATATGTAAAGTTGTTGAAGTTCAGAACCTACTTGTTTATTAAAAAAGTTAAAATATGTAATATATTCCCCTTGATCAAATCCATTATCTATAAGGACTTTTTCAGGATCAATTTCGATTTGGGAAATTGAATTATTTGATCCTGCAGATTGACCATTATTTAGGATAGTGTATTGCGAAAAATTATAATCTGAGGTTAAAATATTTTGATTTAAATCATATATAAATAATTCAATATAACTTCCTGTAGTTAAAAAGGTATTTATTTCAATAGTAGAAATTAATGAAGTATCTTGCCCCTCATAACTTTGAAATAAAAAACTCTGTGCATCTATTTGCGTAATTTCTGCAGCCATTATTGAGTAAGTGTTGTTCCTGTTTGTAATTCTATAACTTGTTTTTGAGCATCAAGTAAATCAGTTCTTAATTGAGCAATTTCATTTTGTAATGCTACTATTTCATCTTGATTAGCTTCAAAACCTATATATTCACTACTTTTTTTAATCAAATATTCGTGAGAATTTGTAGTCCCTAATTCAGGTATTTGATAAAATAATTCGTTATACATAGCAAAAAATTCATCTACAGTTGGTTGTTGATTAATTTGTTCTTGAATAGTTTGAACACCTAACTGTTTAAAAGACGTATCTATTACTTTAGTATATTGTCTTTTATCATATACCTGTTTATTTAAATTTACACTTTCACTCATCCATTTATAACTTTAAAGTAATAATTATCATCAAAAATTATAGTGGAACCTTTAATATTAGTTTTAATTAAAATTGAATAATATCTTTCTGGTTCAAGTCCACTCATATAAACATCAAAATAATTTCCATTTACATCAGAACTAATTTGAGTATAATTGTCATCAAAGTTAACAATATATTCGTTAGTATCCAAGTCTTTTATTGCATAATACGAAGAAGTTGGTAAATAATTTAAATTAGTAAATAATGATGATGTTTGGTATATTCTAGGTGGGTATAATGGACTTACATTTATGTAAAATCTATTTTTACTAGTAGGATAAAATACACCTGGATTTTCAGATAAAGACATTTTTAGATCAACTGTATTGACAATACTACCAGTAGCAGATCCTGTTAATACTGTTGAGTAATCTCTCCATCTAAATTCTAAACATGGAGGATAAATAGTATTTGTATCAACACTATAAAATTTAAAAATAGGTTGAATATATTGACTATTATTAAATTCCTGAGAACCTGTTAATTTAATTATAAATCCATAATTTGGGATCACATTATTAACCCAATTATTAACAATATTACTAACATTAGCCTCAATATCTTTAACATCACGTAAACCAAAAGATGAACTTGCTGATCCTGTATATGTAGATGAATTTATTACATAAAAAGGAACTACATAACTAGCAGTAACATAGGATGTTGCTAAAGCATCATAAAACCAATTCCCCCCTCCAACACCACCATAAATATTACTAAACGAACTAGTATATAAAATAGCTCCGGACGATCCTGAATAATATCCTGAAATATTCCAAGGTCCTGAACCGTTATAATTTGAGTAAGTCCAAGAGGCACCATCTGTTTCTTTTGGGTTATCTAAATAGTATCCGGTACCATTATTCCAAGATTGGGCTAAAGGATGAATTAATAATGAAGTATTTTGGTTTAATCCTTGAGCTTCAGCTATAAAATTTTTAAGATATATAGAATAAGGATTACTATTAATTTTATTATTAATAATATCTTGAATTTCTGTTTGATCAAATTTAACTAAATATCTAGCTACTTGAGGAGATCCATCTAAACCTAATTTGTTAGATACTTCTAATATAGCATCTAACCCTGTGTTCATTGTTGGGTATGCAGAATATAGAGTAGTATCTTGAGTTGGAAATATCTTATAAACAGCCATTAGGGTATTTTATTATAAATATAGAATTATAAAGGAACTACTTTACCTTTAATATCAGTATTTGGATATCTTATTTCAAATATACTTGGATCTAATGAAGGGTAAATTACTTGGTTTTGAGTAGCAGATGAAATATCATAAGCATATTGAGAATAACCTGAAGTTGTTCCTGCTTTGTTTGATATAGTGATAGATTTAACTGTTTGAACACCTTTAATTTTATCTAATAAAATATAAAGATCTCTAATCAAAATAGGTTGATTAATTTGCCATTTATCTAAAATAAAATAATTTTGTAAGGCAGAAATACATGCTAATAATGTTTCATTATTATTATATTCTGGAAGTACTATAATCTCAAAATTAATTCCTATATTAATAATAAAAGCATCTCTTATTTCAATATAATCTCCAATCATCCTATATTGAGACATATATGTTCTTAAATTAGTTTTTAATGATTCAGTAGCATAATCTAATTGATTACTACTATTTAAAGATAAAACATATAAATTTAATGTTTCAATAGTTGAAACTTGATTATCTGTTAATTTAGGTTGTTCAATATATGCTTTAGAAATAGCACCATAATCAGAAGGCATACTTAAAGCTCTAATTAAATAGTCATCTGCTGTAACTGAACGTTTTTGAGATGCTACAAGTGCTAAAGTATTTTGACGAATTTCTTCTAATGTATCTCCTCCTTTTCCTCCAGCAGCAGCTGTATTATTATTAGAAGAAATTGAAGAAAAAATATAGTTAGCCATTGTAGGATTTAAATTAACTGTATTAAATGTGGTATTTGAAGTGTTAATTTTAGTTAAAGTATTAATATTAACATTTGAATTAACTCCACCTCCTGTAAGATATCTAACTGTTAAAGTAGTATTAGAAGGAGCAATACCATATGTTCCTGTATATAAAAAATTAACAGGAGAATATGCTGTGGTTAATTTATTTTGTTGAAATGGTAATCCAATACCTACATTATCAGCGTTAGGAGTAATTTCTTCTGTTATGTCATTAGGAGCTCCAGCTCCAAATTGTAATTGAATTAAATTAGAAGATATAATTCTTGTAGCAAAACGTCTTGCTACTTTTCTTAATCTTAAAAGATAAGGAGTATCTCCATTAACATTAGGATCATTTAAATTAGTATTTTTTATAGTATCTAAAACCATTTCTTGCCCTAAATGATCTACTTCATACCATTTATTACCATCAGAATCTACTACATCTAAAATTTTTAAAAAATTATTAGCAGAAATTTCAATAGTAGAAAATTGAACAGGATCAGTAAATGCAAATGTTTGGATATTAATAGTAGATGATATAGCTTTTCTACTTTTCTTTAAAAGAAAATATTGGGGAATATTACCTGCAATTTGATATATTGAGATTTCAGTTGGATCTTGTGAACTAGAAACTGAAAAGTCTATTTTATCTTGAATAAGAAATTCATTGTTATTAATTGAATTTACAGTAGTATTTTCATTTATTATTAATGCATAATCATAATCAGGGACGTAATTTCCTCCAACTAATTTAGAAGGAAGTTGTTGATATATATCTATAACAACTTGTGCAGCAGTAGATAATTTTGGTTTATATCCAAACATATACGCTAATTCAAATACATTATTTGTTTGTTGAGCATATTGAACAAATGTTTCTTGAAATTGGTTATCCAAATAAAAACTTAAAACATCCCCCACATATGCAGATTGTTCTATAAAAAGCATTCCAGGAGAAGCTGGGGTAAAATCGTTATAGGTATTAGGGAAATAGGTTTGAGTAAATTCTATTAATCGTTGTCTAAGATTAGAAAAATCTCGATTTATATATTTTATGTCTTTATTTGTATTAGCCATTGTTAAAATTCAAATGTAATGTTATCAGATATACCAGTATTAAGAACGGTGTATGTTAAAGAAATAGTTATTTGGTTTGTATCAGGTTGACCTGTAACTACTAAATCATTAACTATAATGTTAGGAAAATATAAAGATATTTTATTATTTATATCTTCTCTTAAAAAATTTAAATTATCAGCATTTATTTGTTCAAATATAAAAGATTTTAACCCTCCCCCAAATAATGGGTTCATAAATCTTTCTCCAGAATTTGTTAAAAAAAAATTGATTAGATTATTTTTTACTGCATCTTTAGTTTGATAATTAGATATAAAAACAGCAGGACCACTAAAAGGAAGATTTACCCCAACCGCAACACTTGGTTGAAAATCTATAGGAGCTATCTGTTGGGGGCTAAATGGCATTATTTACTATTCAATAAATTCATAATTTGATCCATTCCTACTTCACCAGTACCTAAATTTCCATTTACAGGGTCACTTACTTGTGGCCTAAATGGTACTTGAGCATCACGTGAAGTAAAACTTAAAGCAGTTTCATTCATAACATCCATATATGCCTGCCTTGCATTCATTGTAGGAGGGGTAAATGTTGGTTTTGGTGTATCTATTGCTTGAATAGATTCTTTTACAATAGTTTTTGGGGCACGAACTGCTTCTAAAAGAATATCTCTTAATTCTTCTTGGATTACTTCCCTTACAGCTTCTTTAATTAATTTTTTTAATATGTCAGTTTTCATATGTTTATAAATATAGGATTAATCGGCTTTTAAATCGTTTTGTTGAATATAAAATACTAATTCATCAATTAATATTTGGTCAATTGAGCTAAATGACCATTCTCCTTTTAACATTACTACATTTTGTTTATTTGTAGCTATAGCTCGTCTACGTTTTAAAGGTTTATCAGTTACTTCTGTTTCAACCCCCATTGTAAATCCATTTACATCTACAACTACTGGGGATAATTGTTGAGATTGAACATTAGTTAAGGCAGTAAGTTCTATTGAAATTTGAGATTGATTAGTAGTTGGGTAACAATATTGAGTAAGAATATCTAAAATTTTTAAAAGAGAAAGAACTTGAGTTAATACACTTTTTAATAAAGTTAAAATAGCTAATGTTGTTGTGTTTATAAAAAGTAATTTAGATACTAAATTATCTAAAAATTTTAAAGTATCTTGAACACCTGTAATTACATTTAAAGGAATTCCTACACCTCCTATTGCTACTGGGGTAGGTAATTGGCGAAGGATTTTAATGGTTGGAGAAGCAATTCCTAAAATTTCTTCAGATTTAGCTAATACATCTGTTGTATTATTAATTACAGTAAGTGTATTATTTATTTTTTTTACTAATTTATTTTTAGTAGCTATTAACCGGTCTATTTCAGCTTGAGGAGGACAAGTTATTAAGTCCTTTATTTCTTCAAAAGCTGATTTAGGGTCGATTTCATATTTTTTAATTAACTCTTCTATTTTACTTATTCCATAAGTTGCAATTAGGGTAAGTAATAAAGGGACAATTATACTCTTTAAATCATTTATACTTTTATTTAACTTTTTTTGAATTTTAAAATCTACAGTTACGTCTTTTGTATTATATTCTTCTACAACATCATCAGGAAATCTAAATAGTTTTTGAATTTCTTTTTGTAAATTTGATTGAAGAGGGTTTAATGTGATTATTCCTAAATCAGGTTTAAGAGTTCCATCTGATTTATATGGGGTAGTAGTATATGGACCGTATTTGCGAAGTTTAAAATTTAATGGGAATTTAGTAGGGTCAAATCCTGTATCTGTTAAATCGGGGTGTTTTATAGAAAATTCTCCTTTATTATTAGTAGTATCTCTTTTTAAAAGTTTATTTGTAACTACAACACCAGGTAATGGTTGATTAGTAATAGAATCTACAACAATCCCCTTAACAGATTTAAGTTTAATTTTTTTAGGAAGTTCTGGGAGGGAACCAGTTGGAGGGGTTGATGGTAAAGAAATTCCAACTAAAGATAATACCTTTTGTAAATCAATTTCTACTTCTATAGAACTAGTATTTTGTGTATCTATAGCCATTACTGTACTTTAGTTGTTTGAGATTTAAGACTATTATTATTTAATTGAGTTATTAGGGAATCTAAACATATAAGAGCATTTCCGGCTATAGCGTTATATGAAGTTACTAATACTCCTCCAGGATAATCTCGTTGAACTTCTAAAACTTGAGCTAATTCTTTAACAGCAAAAGTTAAATCTCTTAAAAAATCTACAGCATTATCTCCTAATAAAACTGGTTGGGTAGCATTTTTAGATCCTAATTTAATATCATTTGAACTAATATAATGAGAAGAAGCATCTACATTTACACTTCCATTTGAAGATATACCAACAGATTTTTCTCCACTAATTAAAACACTATCTGTTTTAGCATTTAAAACTATCCTATCTGAATTTAAAATTATTTGAGGGTTAGAAAATTGGGATGGGGTTGTGGGGGATGTAGTGTAAGAAATAAAATTTTCGTTTGCTATACTAAATGGAATTTTTTGATACGAGGTTAAATAAATAGATGATAAATCACTACTTATATTCTCTGTTATAGGTTCAGCCCCAAAATTACTTAAATTAGGGTCTTGACCATTTCTTATTAGAGTAATAGGATCTCCATTATTTCCTGAAGTTGACCAGAGGTTATTCCAATTTCCCTTTATTTTACAGGTACTGCCAAATCTTAAACTATTACCCCATCTACCTTCATAAATTATATCACCAGCAAAAGGTAATAAAGGATGAATATTTTCCTTTTCATTAAATGTATTTCTTTCAGGATTAGATAAAGAATTAAAATCTAAAGAAGAAAGATTATTATCTTGAATATTATATGCTCCATTTTCTACTTGAGAGTAATTTAACTGTTGAGATTTTGGAAGAGGATTAATTAAAGGAGAAGGTTGAGAATTAATATTAGGAGAAACAGCACCATAAAATGAAATAGGACCTTCATAAACAAATTGTCCACCAACATTATTAGCAGATATCACATATTTAACTTTAACATATTCATTTACTAATGGAAACGACTTTCTATAAGGATCAGAAGGACGAATATCAGTAAATATTTGCCCTGTTAAAATACCTTTACTATTAATTTTTTCTCCAGTAACAGCTCCTATTTTTGTATATCCTATAGAAGGATTTAAATTTATATCTTTTACCTGTACTATAAATTCTTCTATGCCTTTTTTAAAAGATTTTTGACCTTGACTTTTATTAATTAAAGCCTTATTAGTCATTGCTCTAAACCCAAATTTATGCGACATTAATCTTTTGAATTAAATTTTTTAACTTCATTTAATAATTGTGCTTTTTCTTCTTCAGTCATTCCAAATCCTTCGTCTTCTGGTTTACCTGTAGCTAATGCACGTTGAATAATGGTAGCCATTTTAATTAGTTGTTCATCATTTTTAATCCCTAGTTCCATATATTCTTTAATTAAAGGAACAATTAAAGTAGCATCACCAATATCATTAATAAGTGGTTTTAATTCACCTATTAAAGCTGTAATTTGTTGTTCTTTTTTCTTTTGGTTGTCGTAAATTTCTTTAAGAATATCTGAAAATTTTTTCTTTCCAAATATATTTGATTCTAAATTTCCCATATGTATTGTTTTTTATAAATATAAACAATTACGAAAATTGGAATTTTATATAACCGTGTTCTAAATAAAATAAATAATTTTTCTTAAATATATTATGTAAAACACCTGCTATTTTAGTAATTTTAGGAGTTTTAGCATCTGGAATCATTTCATGAATGTAAATGTAAAGTGCTTTTTTATTAAATACATCTATATTGTCACGCTTTCTAAATAGTTCTAAAATAGCATCTGCAATTTTTGTATCATATTCTTTAGGAAAAATTTCATATAAATTAAAACTTACAAATTCAACCCATTTATCCATAAAATAAGATAAACGATCATCTGAATTATTAGATTCTATAGTATATGAATGTGTATCGTCTTTTAAAAGTTCATCAGTTGATACTTTACTAACCTTACTTTTATAATTTTTTTCGTTATATAAGATACACCAACGTTTTACAATCGTACCAAAATACGAGTATGCTTTAGCTCCATTTTGGGGGTTAAATAGATGAATCTTAGAAAGTAAAAACACGATTATTTCATGTTGTAAATGTTCTAAATTTTCTACCTCAGTATGGTAAAATTTAAAGGTATGGATTATATTCTGAGTTAATTTAAAAAAGGCATAATGAATTTTTTCTTCATATATTTTGCTTTTTAAAACAGAATCAATCGTATTATTGTATAGTACGATTGCATCTTCAGTTTCCTGAGTAAAATAATTTTTACTTGCAGGTTTTTTAGCCATTTTAGCTGAATTTTCTAAGATTAAATTCATTTAGTATTTCTTGGATTTTTAAGATTGATTGAAATATAATCCCAACCTCATCATCTTTTTCAAATACACCTCCACGATCTAATTCTCTTAATTTCTTATCAGAAATTTCAATTGTACGAGATAAACGATCTAAATAAACTAAATATCCGGCTACAATATCTTCTTGTTTTTCATTTTTTCTAAGAAGATTAAAAGTCGTGAATCCTAGAACCACGACTAAAACTGCTAATACACAGCAAATAATTGTTAAAGCTATCATAAATTATCTAACATATTTTTTAAACCATCACTTTTAAATGAACTTAAAGCTTTAGTTTTGGTTGATGTCTTTTTTGACATGTTGGGTTTATTCCCTAATGTAAAATTTTCTTTTTTATTATCCAAGGATTTTTTATCTTCTTTTAATTTAGGTAACCATTCACGTTCAAATTCAATACGTGCTGCCATTAAATCTGCTTGGTGTAAAATATAAGGAAGTGAAGTACGTGGTTTTTGTTCTGGCATAAAAGTAGCAAGATATTTTTTATTTGCTTCATCATATAAACCATCATGTGTTTGAATGGCAACCATTTCATTAAATGTATACTGGATACCATGTGATTGAAGCATAAATAATCCTCTATCAGGGACTGAAGCAAACGGAACTTTAGTATTAAACATATAATCTTCTCCTAATTTATCTTTTCTCCATTGATCAGTTTGGGGAATATATGATTCTTGTTCTTCATCACCCATTTTACCTAAATCATGATTTAGGGCTGAAAATACAAGTTCTTCAATTGTAAAAGTAGACATATCACATCCTTCATCTTCCCACAATTGAGCCTGTTTAAGTGCGCATCGAATAACGCGTAAAACATGTTCTACATATCCTCCTGGGAATGCATTATGGTATTCTTTTTTATGCGCAGCAGGCATTAACATTAAACGTTCGGAATATTGTTCATAGAATGCTAATAATTTTTCTTTACGAGGTTCGGAAATATAATCATTAATATATTCCATTAATTCATTCCAATTATCTTGGATTTGTTCGGCGGTAAGGTTCATAACTTTTATTTATTTAATTAATTTTCACGTTCAATGATTGCTTGAGTATCTTCTTGAAGTTCAAAAAGTTCTTTTAAAATTTCACGAGCGGCTTCTACGTTTCGTTCGTTTAAAGCGTTTCTCATTCGTTTTAATTTTCCTTCAATAGACTCTAAGCGTCTCAATACTAATTCTTTATTTTTCATTTTATTTTATTTACTTATTTTTTATAACCATTTATTTCAATAATAATATTAAAATATAAATAAAGGTAATAACTTTATTTTAAATAGTCACGGATTTTTTGTTCTTTTAGATTTTTCTCTACTAATAGTAGAATTTTTTGTAAATGAGCACATTTTTCATACTCTTCTGTGCTGACAAAGTAATGTATAGAAAGATTTATAGCAACTAAAAATTCTTCAGTTGAATATTTTTTTAAATCTTCTCTCCAAATTTTACTTTTAAATTTAAACCCTTCAATCCAAAAATAAGCCCTAGTAAACATCATAAATTCCCCAGCATCATCAATCCCATTTACATCTAAAGAAGGGTCAGATTTTGAAAAAAAACTTAAAACTTGTTTTTTAAATGCTTGACCATTCATGATTAGTTTATAAAACATACCCAATTTAAAATAGGGAGTTTCTTTATAAGCATTTAATTCTTCTTTCATTTTTTTTATTTCCTCACGATTTTTATTATCCTCAGGAAATCCAAATAATGCAAATATGCCATTTAAACTCATCACTCTATATGTATATATTATTCTAAATTAAAACTCACGTATAAAATCATTAATTTTACATATAAATATTTAATCAAACTGTTCTCCAATTTTTTTAATAACTTGTTTAGCTTCATCTAAAGAAACATAAAAAAACTCTCTTTCACCCCTAACACGTTTTTGTTTTAAATATTTGTGTACTTCTTTTTCAATACGCTCCCCATTAAAACAACTATACGAATATACAACATCAAAGGGCATAGGAACACCAGTTGATTTACTTAATTGAACAGCTCGTTCTTCAGGGTCATTTTTTGTATAACCTATTTTTAACATTTCAGGCATTGAAGGATTAACCATTACATAAACATATTGATCACCTTTTTTACCATCAACACTTTGTCTTAAACGTCCCGTATAATATTCAATAACATCCCATTCACCATCTTGTTTGATTGAATAATATTTTGGTTGAGGGGCTAAAGGTGTTCTACAATATGGAACATAGTTTTTAGCTTTTTCAATTGTTAAACGTTCCATAATTAAAACCTAGCTTGAGCATTTGAACCTTTATACCATGGAAGTCCTTCTCTGTTTTTTAAAGCTTCTTTCCATTGAGCTTCTGTCATCTTAATTCCATTAAGATAATACTCTCGTTTACGTTTATTACCTTGAGGAATTAAAGCTGGTCCTTCCCAATTGTGAAGCTTACCATCAAAAGTATGCATGATAGTTCCGTCTGCAGTTCTAATTTTTCTACTTGGTTGATATTTTGGATTTTCCATTTTTTTATCTATTTAAATAAGCTGTCATTGCTACTTCACCAATTAAACATCCTGCTACAAATGCAAATCCAAATAATCCTGTAAAACTGAATGCTACATACAATCCAACGATTGTTAGAATTTTAATTTCTTTGTTTTCTACTTTACTTAACATAACCTTAATTTTTATTTGTTTATACTGTAAGTATACGAATAAAAAATTAGGGAGCCAAGGATTTTTTTATTGGTAGAAAATTACAGGTGCACTTCCTGCTCCTAAACTTGCAGATGTAATAGTTAATGGAAGAAAAACTCCTGCGGGTAAAGTAAATGAAACACCTGTTGCTTCAATAATATTATTTGTAGCACCACGATCAACACCATACTTAAAGGCAGTGATAAGAGATCCAGTAGGATTATTAATAGAACCTGTTCCTAGACTTTGGATTCCTGAAAAAGATCCTGTAATAGAGTTTCCTGCGGTTAAAAGTGCACCTCCAAAATTTACTGGTATGTTTGCCATTTTATTTTAATTTTTGTTTATAAATATGTTAAAAAAACTAATTGTGCCACAAATAATAACTGCAATATAACCAATTGTAAAATGAACTGGAATCATCAATAAATTTTTTATAATGTTTTTCATAGTGGTTTTTTAATTTAGAAATCATACAATTTACATTCAAAATTATTTTCGTCTAGCATATTGTTTATAAGTTTAATATGGTTATTTTGTTTGCTTTTTATATTAAACTTTACGTAAACTACATACTCATCTGGGATTAATAGATCCCAATCTGCAGGCTGCAACTTAATAGACTTATTGTAATTTTTATCAATAAATTCTATTCCCCTTTCGATTTCCTTCACACTTGGGCCGATCATTCCAAACCTATATTCACTCTTCATGTTATTTATATTTGCGTTTTAAAATTAAATCATAGTAATCTATTAAATTTTCTCCATCCTTATTATATAGGGTATACTTCAATGGAAACTCCGATCTACATTTAGCAATTCTTTCTTTTCTAATACCTGTTGTGTTATATGTATAATATAACCAAGTTTCCCAATAATGATCTTGTTCTGGGGCTCGAAAGATAACTGCTATCTGTTTTCCAAAGAAAACAAATGACCAAACGGGAGCCCATTCAAAACGATAATCGGTTGAATCCCATTTAGTTTTCCACCCTAATCCAACAAAATCAAATCCTATTTTTTTAGGTATAAATTTTAGATATCCTGGTTTATCTGGGTCTTTAATAGTTTTTCGTGGAAGAAAATAGGGAGTACCAATAACAACTTTACCAAAATACCATTTTAATTTTGGTCGTTTGAATGGTGAACAAAATGCTTTTAAATAATCAAAATTTTTCATCTTTTAATCTTTTTTTGATTCTTCTTTTAAACCTATTAATAAACCTTTTTTATACGCAATATAATCTTCCTCGTATTTACTTGGCCAAGCAATTAAATAAGTATTTCTTTCACTTTTTGGGTAAGTATAGAAATCTTTTTTTAATTTTTTTTTGGTTTTTCTTGGTAGTCTAAATTTCATTGTAAATCTGTTTACGTCTTGTAATATACATATATATTTTGTCGACGCCAAGTATTTTTTAAAGAAGAAGGATTTGATTTTTAATATTTTTTATAAAAATGGCCGATTTGGAAATTTGGGTTTTACTTTGGGGGATATATAAAGATATATGAGGTCGATGGTGTTAGGTTTTAAAGAGAAGAGATTTACTCTAAGTCCATGTCCTTCACCACCCCGCCATATATTGACCCCAACGCGCGTGGTACCCAGTACGTGATACTATATGCATACCATATATATACCGCCGTACGCCACCAGACCCCCCTACAGGGTCATAGGGTCACAGGGTCACAAGGTCTCAAATCCACAGAACCGCAAGGTCACCAGATCACTGGGTCACTGGGTCATTGAGTCACTGGATCACCAGAGTCACATGGTCACTGGGTTATCCAGGTCACTGGGATCATTGAGTCACCATCATCATATCTCCCCAATGTACCATTGTTAGGGTAACCAGGTACCAGGGTTACCCAACTACCAGGGTTGCCAGGGTCACAGGGTACCCAGGTTACCAGGGTCACAGGTCACGGGTCACAGGGTACCCAAGCATCCAATCACCCAGATAACCAGGGTCACATGGTAACCAGGTACCCAGATTACCCAACCATCCAAGCATCCAGATTCTCAGGTTACGGGTTACCCAAGTAGCCAAGCATCCAGGTAACCAGGTAACCAAACACCAGGGTTACCATATCACCAGGGTCACCAGGTATCCAGGTACCCAAGTACCAGGATCACAGGGTTACTAGGGTAACCAAGTAGCCAAGCACCCGGGTCATAGGATCACCATATCACCAGATTACCAGGGTTACCCAACTACCAGGGTCACCAGGTAACCAGGTACCAGGGTCAACCAGGTTACCCAACTACCCAACCACCCAAATACCAGGGTACCAGGGTAACCAAGTATCCAGGTATCCAAGCATCCAGGTAACCAGGTACCAGGATTACCCCAAGCATCCAGGTAACCAGGTACCCAAACACCAGGGTTACCCAAGTACCAGGTTACCCAACCATCCAACCACCCAGATCGCGGGTCACAGGATAACCAGGTATCCAGGTTACCAGGGTCACCCAACTACCAGGGTTACCATATCACCAGGGTCACCAGGTATCCAAGTACCCAGGTTACCATGGTTACCCAAGTACCAGGGTCACCAGGTAACCAGGTACCAGGGTCACGGGTCACCAGGGTTACCCAACTACCCAACCACCCAAGTATCCAGGTTCTCAGGTCATGGGTTACCCAACTAGCCAAACACCAGGGTCACATGGTAACCAGATACCCAAGTACCAGGGTCACGGGTTACCAGGGTACCCAACTACCCAAGTATCCAGGTAACCAGGTTCTCAGATCATTGGGTAACCAGGTAACCATGGTCTCACCACTTTGGATTATTGGTTTTTGATTTTACCAGCTCACCGTTCTCAAAATAATAGAACTCCAGCTTACCGTCTTCACGCTTTACGGTCACGTTGGCTTGGTCGGTTAAGCACCCATCAATATTTAGAATGCGTGTTTGGTTTAATCGGATAAATGTGTATGTGCTCATGTGTGTCTTTGTTTTACGCACCCCGAAAGCCCGATTGCTCGGGCTACAGGGCGTATAATTAAAAGATAAAATTGTTGCTTATTTAAAAATCTTGGTCACATACCTCATCATGTAAGTCAAGCATGTACTGGCGCTCCATCATCTCCTGCTTATAGGTCTTGGTCTTAAATACCTCAAATGGAGCAATTGGGTTATCGCTCTTGACTCTAACATAGTACTCATCCCATACCGCTCTAGCGTTATCAACCTCAATCAATATATGGCTTGGTTCTAGGTTTAGGGAGTATGTCTTAATTACTTTACCACTTAAATCACTCACTGTAAAATCAACTTTAATCATGTTTCTCAATTTATTTATACACTCAATATACGAACCTTACTTTACTTTTGGGTTTCTCTAATTGCTACTAACAACCCAACTAAAACCAATAAACTCAATACCACCATCGCAAGTGTTACATTCAATGCAAACAATGCTACTACCAATGCCGCTGCTGAGAACATATTAAAATCACCCCCCTTAAATAATATCGTTCCTAAAACATTCACTCCCAAAATAATTGCAATCGCTAACATCATAACCTTTAATTTTTAAATTTATCTTATCTTATTTATACACCCAATATACGAACCCATCTACCCAACCCATATTCCCAGACCCCAAAAGCCCGATTACTCGGGCTCACAGGTCGTATAATTAAAAAGATAACTTATCCGGCTATCTCATCGCCTTTAACTTGAACTGGTCTTCCACGCTTAACAGCTCCACCATTTAACTCAGCCTTAGCCTTCAACTCAGCTAATCGTAACTGCCTAGCACTATTTGGATTTACAGGACGTCCTTGACCTATACCTAATGCTTTATTTGCTGCTTGCATTTTCAAACGGAACTGACGTTCTGAATTCACATTTACAGGGCGTCCACGTTTCAACTCACCATTTGCTTTTTTAGCCGCTAATTCTGCTAAGCGGATTTGTCTTGCACTATTAACATTAACTGGACGACCTAATTGCTTTACTTCACTTGTTTCTACTTTTTTCATAACTTTATTTCTTTTTATTTTTATACACTCAATATACGAACTATCTATTTACCTACTTATTCCTTAAACACTAAAATAACAAGTAGTCCCAATAGTAATACAATTATACACTATTAAACTAATTACTCCAATTACAAAACCAATTACTAAAATTTCTACTAAATTACTTTTTACTAAACTTAAACTTTTTTTCATAACTTTATTTTTTTTAATTATACACTCAATATACGAAATTTAATTTAACTTACTTATTCCTTTTTACTCATTAATTTTAATTTTTCTAATTTCTAAAATCAATAATACAATACCTAAAATAATAAAACCACCAAATATTAACATAACTTATCTTTTTTTAATTATACACTAAATATACAAAAGTAACTTTAAATAGTTACTTCCTCAATTTCATATTCAAAAGTATCATATAATTTATCCTTTATATCTTCTAAACTAAATAAATTTAAATATTCATCTTTTTCTAAATCAGTATTACAATTATCCCAATCTATTTCATAATGTTTTTCCACTATAAATTTCTTACTTTCTTCTAAAGAATTAAACACTTTAACTTTAACATCTCTTATTTTATAAGAGGAAGAATCTAAATCATAAATTTTAACTACAAACATATTTTTATTTTTTTAATTATACACTAAATATACAAACTATTTTTTATTAACTTTATTCCCTGATTTCATAATTAATTTCATTATTAACACTACATTTAATAATAAACTAAAATAAATTAAATCACCTATCATATTTTTATTTTTTAATTATACATTTAATTTACTAAAACCTTTTATTATATCTACTTCCTTATCATCTAATCTAATAAACTTAAACTCAGTTTCCCCTTCAAATACAACACTCCAATTTTTATCATCACCACCTTTTTTTCTAATTATACAACTTACTTTTTTACAAAATTTAATTTCAATTAAACTAATAACATTTTTTAAATCAATCATTTTATTTCTTTTTAATTATACCATCAATATACAAATTTCTTTTTAATTAAGTTATTCCTTAATTTAATCTAATTATACTATCTTCAAATCTAAACACTTCAGGTTTAAAGTAAAATTGTACAGTATTCATTTCCTGGATTAATAAAAATGCTCTTAATAACAATTCTTTTCTTTCTTTTTCACTCATTTTATTTTCTTTTTATATCATCAATATACGAAGGAGAAATGTATTAAAACATTCCTCCACTTATTACAAATCTATATCTATACTGAATTTTATAACCATCTTCACTATAAACTTCTTCACATACTTTTTCTCTTTCACACCATTCTAAATCATTATAATAAGTCCATCCATCAGGACCCGTCCCATGTATTCTAATTTGTAAATTCTTATTTTCTACTTTTTCTAACTCTTCAATCAATTCTTTTACTGTCATTTTCTATCTTTTTAATTATACAATCAATATACGAAAGCCTCTTTAATAAGAGGCTTCCTTTGATGATGATTATTATTTTATTCCTAAGCAGCTATTTCATTATTATCTTTTTTAGGTCGTCCTCTTTTAACTAAACCTAACTTTCTCTTACTCTCTAACTCTTTTAGTCTTTTCTGTCTTTCACTATTTTCATTTACAGGACGTCCTTTTTTCAACTCTCCATTTTTTCTTTTATTTTCTAACTCACTAATCCTCTTTTGTCTTTCACTATTTTCATTTACAGGTCGTCCTCTTTTTAACAATCCTAACTCTCTTTTACTCTCTAATTCTTTAATCCTTTGTTGTCTTACACTGTTTTCATTTACAGGACGTCCTAATTTTTTTACTTCATTTTTCATAACTTTCATTTTTTTATTTCTTTTTAATTATACAATCAATATACGAATTTTGTTTTATAATTTTTATTCCTTAGGTAATTTACTTACTAAAGTCACAAACACAGTATCACAATCAATATCACTATTCATTTCAGTAAGTGTGATTTCAAAATCAGTATTCTGAATTAAACTATTCACTTGATTAATAATGTTTTTCATTTTTACTTTATAGTCTTCAATATTATCATTTATATCAATATCAAACAACGTTTCATTAACTAATTCATTTACATTTTTCATTTTTTATCTTTTTAATTATACAATCAATATACGAATTAATCTTCAATAAACTTATTCCTATGTTTATCTTTTCTAGTATACTTTTTTCTATTCCTGTATATGTTAGGACGTGTTGCTTGATTTATCTCTTCCTGAGTAACAATTATTGTTTTCATTTCATTTTCTTTTTTCATTTTCAATATACGAAAAATGTTTGATGAAAAATATTCCTTAAGCAGTATGATAGCCTGCAATTTCCTTGCAAGCTTTTTTTGTTGATTTCCTGACAATGAACATCCGTGACGATTTCCGTGTTTTGTAGGTCCTGGGGATACTTTTGTGCCCTTAACGCTGTTGCTATCCGTTACCCGTTTCCATGACGAAGAACATCATTTTGTTCCCGTATACATATGTGAAAGATATGAAAGGTAATTCAGGTTTCCAACTATTTTTTACTATTTTTTACCCCCCTTTCCCCCGTTTTTCACGTAGGGGGACGGGGGGTTCACGTTTTTTGTATATACTTTTGGAAAGGTTTAAAAAAGACGTGGACGATGAAGGGGGGGGTTAGACACACCGTTTTTTCACACCCTCCATTGTAAAACACACTTGTCACATACTATATGATAATTTTCGTTTTGTTGATGATTATCATTGATGATTTGCATTCCCTATGTTGATGTTCATTCCACACATGGGTTCAACATTGACGATTCCTATTTGCGATTATCTGTTGGTGATGTTCATTTTTGACGAATTCCATTGACAATGTTCGTTCGCGTTTTTTACACGTTGATTTTCGTTTTTTTGATGATGATCATTGACGATATTCATTGGTGATTTCCATTTTAATATCCAATCAATTCATTCAGGTATTCTCCTGTCAATTTTCCATTTCGTGTTATTTCATAATTCGGATCCATTCCTACTTGTTCCACATAGTATATTAATTTTTCTATTGAACTGAACTCCTCTACAAAATAATCACAATCTAAACTATACATCTTTTTCTTTCTTTTTATTATACACTGAATATACGATCTCTATTTTATGTTTTTTAGTCCTCTTTTGGTAAAGAAACATTATCAACAAATTCACATACTTCATCAAATAATGCTGCGTCATCAATTGAATATCCTGATTTGCTTCGTAATTCACAATCTATAAGTTTACCTGAATCGTTTAACCATTCTTTATAGATTAGTACTCCTTCTGTTGGGTGTTGAAGGATAAAAACATTTTCTGTTACTTGTTGTGATGTTTGATTTAAAATTTCCATTTTTTCTTTTTTTTATTTATACATTTAATATACGAAATCTTTTTTATATCTCTTATTCCTTTTATCTACTTTTTACTGATTCAATTACTGATGTACCTGAGTTAATCATTGCTATAACTTCATCCCACCCTTCTTCATCTGCGGCCCATTCAATTTCATGTTTTTCATTTTTCATTTGCCAATTTGATACTGCATATCCCATTCCATCTAATTTAAAATCTCCATTATCATTTTTTCTAAATCTTAAATGTCCAACATTATCACACATACATGATACTGTTTTGAATATTACTTCTCTTGCTCCTCCTTTAATAGCTAGTTTTGGTTGGTTTCTTCTTAATTCTACATACTTACTCATAACCTTTATTTTTTTAATTTATACATTTAATATACGAAAGATATTTTAATAAACTTAGTCCTCTATTTCAATCCATTCTTTGAAAAGAAAACTAACAGAACCATTCCCAAATTGAACTTGAATAATATCATCATCAACATTATCATCCACAATGTCTACCTCAAATACTTCACCTTGTAATACTTTCTCCTCTTCCATTATTGGTTCTTCATCAAGATCAAATCCAATACAACACTCAATAAATCGTTCTTCTAAAAATTTAATTTTACTCATGTCTTTTTTTTAATTTATTGTAATATACGAAAGCCCTCTTAATTGAGGGCTTCCTTTTTAAATTTTATCTTTAAACATCAATATCAATTTATCTTCAAGTCCTGAATCTCTTAGGTTTTTTTCTTCTTCATCAATCAACTTATCTAAATCAATACCTAAATCTTTTAATTGTGATTTGAATTGTTTATATCTTTCATAGCTTGAATCAACATCAATTCCTAAAAACTTAATATCTTTAACATCAATACCTATTTCTAAATCAGCACTAACACTACCATCTTTACATTCATAAATGAATGCTTGGTGGTGTAATGTCATTTCAATTGCATCATTGTTTCCTAATTTTACTTCTGTTTCGAATCCAACCATTAATGTTTTGCTTGTAATTTTCATAACTTTTTCTTTTTTTTAATTTAATTTATTTTCTCTTTTCTTACTTTCAATATACGAAATCTTTTTTATATCTTTTATTCCTTAATTTGCTCTTATTACTAAATTTAAAGGTATATCAAAACCATCCGGATCAATAACAGGTACAAATTCATTTTCATCTTCATCAAACACATATTCAATATCTAACCAATCTGTAACATCACAATCTTCAACATTCATTACTAATTTTGCTTGTGTTCCACAATCTGAGAGTATAATACCATAACCACAACAATTTGAATAGGTATAATAACCGTGAATTTTTTCTTTTAACATATTTTCTTTTTTATTTACTTCAATATACGAAATCTCTTTTATATCTTTTAGTCCTCTAATTCTTCAATAACACTTTTTATTGTTCCTTGTAAATAACCAATAATATAAGCATATTCTTCACTTTTAGTAGTAAACATTTTATCAGTATCAATGATAGATTTTTTTAATAGTTCTACTAATCTTTTTTTTTCTTTTTTTGTCATATCTTTTTATTTGAATGAAATATACGAAATCTTTTTTATATCTTTTATTCCTCTACTTTAATTGCAAAATATATTTTTACTCTCAAATGGTTTCCGTCACTTGCATTTCCAACAACAACACCATCAATCACTGAAAATGCATGACCTTTCTTGATGACGAGGTATTTTCCTTTAGGGTATTTTTCAATAAACATTGACAATGTTATGTTTGTTGGTTTACCACCATTCTTTTGATGTCTTGCTGAACCTGGATACATTAGGTTTTCTTTTGGTATAACTGAATATGGAATACCTTTGATATTATCCATCCATGAACTAAGTTTCAATGCAGTATTGAATGTGCCTTTTCGTGGTTGTCTTTTTAATTTATCTGCTGCAAACTTATGTGCAACGTCATATTCTAATCCAAATGTTGAAGCGATTGCTCTAACTACACAATCGTTATTTTCACCTTTAGCAATTGCACTTTCGTTGTATCCAACAATGTGATCTGCTGAACAAATACTTTTCATAACCTTTCTTTTCAATTTACTGAAATATACGAAAGCCCTCTTGATTGAGGGCTTCCTTTATTAAATTTCTATTTTACTATTACAATCCTAATCCTTCATTGATTGATTGTATTACTTCTGATTCACTCGGTCCACATTCATCATCTTCTTCAACAATAAATTCATCTAAACATGCTGTAATATGATCCATTGTTTCACTAACGTTAATACTTGCATCATCTATTTCAATTACATTTCCATATGTAATGCTAAATGTAACATCATCCTTATCAACTAAATCACTTGCATTATAGTCTAGGGTTCGTTCAATTCTATCTGCAATTTCCTCTGCTAATTCTTGAGTGAGTCCTGCTTTTGTTCCGGATTCAATTTGATTTATCAATGCTATTACTTTATCAATATCAACTTGTGATGATAATACTTTTGCTGCTTCTAACTGTTTTACTAATTCTTCTTTTTTCATAACTTTTATTTTTTTCTTTTTTATTTACTTTAATATACGAAATCTATTTTAATTAAGGGCTTCCTTTATCTATCTTCAGTTGAAAATCCTGCTGAATCTACTTTAGGTCCATTATCGATTATCATTTCAACTTTAATTTCACCATCTACAAAACGACTCAATTGTACTGTTTCAATTTTATCATCTTTTTCACATTCTGTTTTCAATTCATTTAACTGTTCTTCATTTTCTAATGCACCACAAATATAACCAGGTGAATCATAAAATCGAATTCGATATGAACCGTATGGATTTTTTAGTTCTTTGATTTCAAAATCATCTTCAGTTAATTCATTTAGTTTTTTATCTCCATCAATAATAGTTGCTGAATAATGGTAACCACAACTATTACAATTCACGTATTCTTCTCCTGTTTTGTAGTAGAAATCATTGTATGCTTCTTGTCCACAATTTGGACACTCAATATAATCAATTACGCTTCCCATTTTATTTTATTTTTTAAATTCCTAAATCTTTTTTAACAAAGTCCTCATCTTCTAATCGTTCTATAATCGCTAATGCTTCTTCATTTGCTAATTGTTCTTTTAGAAACGAAATAGTACCATTGATCGAACCCTGCAAGAAACCAACTGTTCGAGCTAAATGTATATCTGGGTTGTTGAACATTTCATCTGATTCTTTTACTACTTTTTGTAGTTCTTCTATTACTACTTCAATTATTGCATTTTTCATATTTTTTTCTTTTTAATTTATTGTAATATACGAAATTTCTTTTAATAAGCTTATTCCTCTAATTTTTCTTTTAATATCTCTACATTGCTAGAATAATATTCATTCACTAACCAAACACCATCTCTATTTAAACAATAGATATATTCTACTCCACTTTCCCAACCTAATTCAAATAAATGTTCAACTTTTAAATAACTAGTTGAATGTAAATCTTCACCTCTATCACGACAATATGCTACTGTATCTTCAGTTGATTCTCCTAATGAACTGATATCTCCTAGTTCAATTAGTTTTTGTAATTTTTCTTTATCGTAGTGGTTGAATAATGTTTTACCTACACCATCAACATAACCATCAAAATGACAGTAAATTGAATTTACTATACCTGATTCGTTTTCAATTGCTATTCTACTTCTTGTACTCATATTTTCTTTTTTTATACACTCAATATATGAAATTTCTTTTAAATTATCTATTCCTTTTAAATAATAATTTCTCAACAGCTTCCATAATTTGGGTTTCATATTCTCTCTTCATTACTTCCTTAGGATAACCTTCAGGTAAATCATCTAAATTATCTAATTGCCAATCTAAAAATTGTTCAATATCAAAATAATCCCAATCATCACTGATTCCGAGTAAACAATCTGCTGCCCATTCTATTTTTTCTGCTTTTTTCATAACTTTCTTTTTCTTTCTTTTTTTATACACTCAATATACGAAATTTTTTTTAATAAGCTTATTCCTCTGTTGTAAAAAGTTCAATAATAAAATTATCATCACTTTCAATAGCAGTGTCTTCTAATGCTATAAACACTTCTCTCAGTGTAGTTGCTTCTTCAATTGATGATATTTTTTCTTTCCAATCTCGTTCAAATCGACGAAACGATTCTACTTCAAATTCGATATCATCCATATCACTTAGTTCCTTAATGTACTGGAGTGAATATCCATATGAACAATCAAATTCAGTGTCCATCCACTCTAGCAATTGTTTTTTTCCTCTTTCAAAATTAAATTTCATAATCCTAAATCTTTACGTTCTTCAATTAAATACTCTACTTGTTCAATTGGCATTGTTAACATTAATTGTCTTAACATTTGCCAATCCATTCCTACTTCTTTTAAAATGTGTTGCATTGTTTCACCATCCACTTCTATATCTTTGAGTACATCAATTATTAATTTAACTCTTTGTGGATTTTCTTTCATTTTTTCTGTCATAACTTTTATTTTAATTGTGCTGTTTCCATTAACAAATTGATAATAATTTCGCATGATTCTTTTACATTGTATCCATGATTTACATAAAATTCAATGATGTCATTTATATCATCACACATATTGATTTCATCTTTAATTCCATCTATGTACATTTTTGGATCTTCATGTTGAACTTGTTCAATGAATTCAATTTCATTTTCAATAATTAATTCCTTCAATTCTCTTAATTTTATCATAACTTTTATTTTTTACCAATGATTACCATTATTTCTTGATGGGTTTTGAGCAAATGCTTCCTTACACATCTGTTCTACATTGCTATCTTTAAATGAACCCCATGGAAATATACCTTCATATGTACCATATTGGTAACCTACCAAGTTTACCTTTACAATCTCTCTTAATACTTCCATTTCCTCATCAGTTTCAGCTATTTGTCTTGCTGATATTGTTCGTAATTGACCATATCTATCACAACCGCTTGTTCTGTAATGTTTAACTAATTTTTCTACTAACATTTCTTTCATAACTTTCTCTTTTTCTTACTTGAAATATACGAAAGCCCTCTTAATTGAGGGCTTCCTTTTTTATTGATTGTTAAACCTTTCTAACAATTCCTCTGTAGGAAGTTTATCAAGTTCAGCATCAAACTTTTTGTATAAATGTTCTACGCCATTGTAAGTATCTAATTCAAATTGAACATAACTACCTGATTTGAATTTAACTTCAACTATTTTAAATGAACCTTTATACTTAGTATAACCTTCTTTACTTGTCACTTCAGCATCTGGGTAGAGTTTTGTGTATTTTTCAATGGTGTTTTTTTCTAAATTTTCTTTTTGTTTAAATTCCTTGAATTGATTTGCTGCTTTTTCATTATGTAGTTTTAATTTTTCAAGTATTGTTTTTGGTTTATAGAAACGATATTGTTCTGTAATTGAACCACATTGGATTTTATCTTTTTCTACATCAAACCAGAATTTGGCAGGTTTAAGTTTTTTATCTGTTTCCCATATGTAAAAATTCTGCCCCAACAAATATATTTGTGAATCACATTTTTCATATTCAATTTCAGTTTCAAATGCTGTATTGTTGTAGCTATAACCTAATGTTGTATTACGGGTTTCAACAGTTACTTTACAACTTTGTTCAAAATGAACACCCTCAACAAAATCATTTTCAAGTAATAATTCTACAATTTGTTTGTGTCTGTTTTGAGCATACTCTGAACTTTTCTTTTGAGTTTTAATGTATTTATTTACTTGTTCTTGTTGTTCAGTTGTCAATAATATACCTGCAAATAAATCTAATTGAACGCCAATGTTTGATTTTCTTTTTTCCATAACTTTTATTTTTTTAATTTATACACTTAATATACGAAATCTCTTTTACAATCTCTATTCCTTAGTTTATACTTGAATCCCAACTTGTTACTATAAAGTCTAATTGCAATCCTGTAATTTTTGTTTTACTTTCATTGCAAAATGCTTTAGCTTCAAAACCACCACAAGCATTTATAATTGCTACATCGTGATGAGTATCTTTAAAATCATCTAATCTACTTGCAGCAGCACCTCGCAATAAACGTTCTGCTTCTTCTCTTAAATCATAGATGGTAGGTGTTTCACCTTGCCATTTCCAATCTAAAGCATCCATAGCACGTTCTACTACATCAAAATCAAATTCATCCATGATATTTTTAATCATATATTCAAGATCCTTCACTACGGGTTTTGGCGGTTTAAGTGCTTTATTGATTAAGTCTCGTAGGTTTAGTAACTCATCTCTGTCTAAATTTTCTAAATTCATTTTCTTAATTTTATTGGAATATACGAAAGATATTTTATTAAGAATAGTCCTCTATTTTTTTAATTGATGAAAATGGAATTACACCTCTATATTCCACTGTATCTTCTTCATTATCTTGAACATTTTGATCTATGAATAATTTATCTCCATCTAATTTACTAACATCAATTGTCAAAATTATAATTTGATCTAAATATGAATCAGGCACCATATCTGAAGATTCAGCATAACTTGCCGCTACATCAGGATCTTTTGCTAAATAAACATATCCTGAGATTGAATCTTCCCATGCTTTTTTACTTTTAGTAGTATCTAAACCATCTATTTTTATTTTTTTAAGTAATGGTTTATATGTTGCATGATACAAATATGGTTGATCTATTTTAATTGATTTAAGTATTTCTGTTAATTTCATAGCTATAAATATATTTTTATTCCTTACTTAAAGTAAACATCATTTCAGCTACCTCATCTGCTGTACAACGAGGCATTACATCACTATAACCATCTTTTAAAACAACCCATTTTCCATCTGAATATAACATCCATTCTTTATCTTTGTTCCATGCTGCTACTTCAGCTGTTGTTTTACCTTGATCTGAAAATGATGATTTTCCAAATATAACGCTAATAGTACAGCCATTTCCAAATGTGATTTGGAAACCATCATGCCACATTTCTTCATCTACTACTGTTGCAAATTTTTTCATTCGTCTTCAAATTTTGATGTTGCTATAATTTTTTCATTTATCCATTCTATTTGTCCTGCGCTG